ACGTTATGCGCTATTTTAAGACACGATGCAATTCAATAAGTTCGTCATCTAATGGAAGCACACTTTGAGTGTGGTCATTCATCCCAAATTCTTGCTTACATCGTGTGCATTTTATTTCTCTAAGATATGGGGTAATGTGCCTTTTAAGCCTGTATTTATGACCAAAAAAACAGCACATAACAGCACCTACCCAAAAGCGGTGGTTCAGTGCTTTAATAAAATTGATTGCTCTGTTCATATTTTTGTTGTTTAAATTAAAATTTCGTTTCAAAATCACCGCCTTCGGGTAGCTGCGGAAACGTTATCACTCAGCTTTGACGTATTTTGCGTAAGCAACCATCGTTTTGCCAATAACATTTTGTTCTATTTGTGTAAAAAACTCAAAGTTTGTTTCGATTAGATATTTTTTGGCATTATCTAAATTATTTTCATGTTTTTCTTTAACTAAATATTCAGGAGTATCTTTTTTATTATTTTGTTCAATAATTTCTTTGATTTCTTCCCAATCTTTTTGAGCTAATTCTGTTGCTTCCCAGTCTTTTAAAATAGTTAAAATTTCATCCGTTACATAAATTGCATGTTCTACGCCTAAATCTTTAATTAATTCTTTTGCTTTTTCTGTTGTTGTCATATTATTTTTGTTTTAAAAAGTTACTATAAGCTTGTTCATAATCAAAATATTCTTGTTGAAAAATGTATTTTAAAAAATCAATCATTTGTAATTTTTCTTGTGTTTTAGCAGAAATCAATATCTCTTTTTTAATCTTAAAAAAAGTTTCTGCATCTATTAATTTGTCTTGTTTTTCTTTAAATGTAACTAATAATTGTTCATTTAATAATTCTACTGCTGTTTGTTTCATTTATTATCTAAATTAAGCCGAAGTGATAACAAGTGTTTGTGTCAATAGCTAAGGCGGTTATTAATGTTAAGTTTTGGCAATTTTTTAAACTTTTTGCCGAAGTTTAATTTTGGGTTTGTGTCATTACGCTACTGAACACAAGCACCATAACGTTATTCAATACACAAATGTAATGATTATGTTTAAATTGAACAAATATATGTTCAGAAAAGTGTCGGAATAAAAATTATTTGTTTTTGCTTAAATAATTGTAATTCAATAAATTGGAAGTTATGCTACATAATCGTTTTAGGATTATGTTTTGAACAAGTATTGAACAAAAAAGTGTTCAGTTTTTTTGCTTTGTAGTATGGTAAAAACCGCAGATGCTACATTTGTACACGTTTTTTAATTTAGGATATTTGTTTTTCCCTTTTTTAAAATAATCGTTTGCTTTTTTCATTCCGATAACGGCGTCTGAATACGAATTGTGTTTTACTTTATCGCAATTAGTTTTATTATTCTCCATTTTTTATTTTTTAATGATTAATATTATTTTTCTAACTTTGTTCAAACAATTACCGTATGACTGACATCGGATTCTATCGTGCTAAAATAAAAATTTACGGAGCTATTCCAATAATTCAATTGCTTGAGTATTTCCAAGGCGTTGAAAACTACAGAGAATGTGTTTTGATTTGCCAAGTAATTGACGAAATCAACCACAAAAGCCCTCCTAATTGTTTCAAATTCCCTAAGCAAATGAGTGAAGAAATTTTTGATTTCGGCTTAATTGAAAGACGTAAAATTGATCCGGACTCAACAATGAGTGATTTGCTAGAGATTATCTCAGACAGTTTCGATAAGATACTTAGCGATGTGGCCAAAGAGAATAAAACTGAGTCGCTCAATTAGTGTTGTTTTACGTTGTATTGACGGCTTCCCATAAATGATTGGCAAGGCACGTTTTTATTTCGGAATTCTTTTCTTACTTCGTTGTTTTGAAATACGACTTCGTGAATTGTGTAGATTGGGAACCCTAGAAAATCGACTCCAACTTGAAACTGAACTTCTCTATGGTCAATTGACTTTTTAACGTTTTCGTATTGGACGTTTTTGTTTTCCATATCCTTTACTTTTTCGTAGAGTCTTTGCTCTTTTCCTTGCCAAGTTTCGTATAATAGTTTCTTGCCGTTTTCGGTTATTGGAATTTGCGGATTTCGCAGTTGGATTTGATGGGAATATCTATCGATTAATTCCTCAAGTGATGGGAGTAGTTTTTTCATTGTATTGAATTTAAGTCATTTGCGAATTTACAGTTTTTTTTGGTCAAAGTATTTCATCCAAAACTTTTTAAGTGAAAGCGGAATTGTTTTCCAAGTGTATTTGTGAGCGTCAGGCTCTTGGTTTTCGTTTAGCTTGTTTATTATTTGCTGTTTTCGGTTCATAATTTTAAAATTTAATTTGATAATCTCTTTCCAAGGCGTTTTTGGCGTTTTTAATGTTTAGCGCAGAAACGTAAACACAATTTGGTTTTTGAATCACTTTTGTTTTTGAAATCGGATTAGGATTGTAGATGTCAACCGATGCTTTTTTCTTGTAATTTGCCAATGCTTCAAACCAATGAATTTCTTTTCTCGCCGGTTCGTATTCAGCTAAAGAAAGAACTCCTTTAACGTAATCGTATTCAAAAATAGAGTGATTTTCGTGAGGTATGATTTTCTTCTGAAGAATAAGCGTGTGCTTTTTCTGTTGCTGTTTTACGATTTCTATTTTGTCTTCTGATTTTGGTTGTAGTTCTTTCATATCGATTGATTTTAATTAGCGGATTCGTGTAATTTCAATCTTTTTTGATAAGCGAGATGTGCGTCATATTCGTTTTTAAAATAGCCTAAAAAAATTCTTTGTTTATTAATGAAAATTTGCGCTCTCCATCTTTTTTTTCTTGAGTCCCAACACACTCCAGTATATATGCTACTTGACTTTATGTGTTTTTTGTTTGAGTTTTCTCTTTGCGTTACAATTTCTAAATTCTCAATCCTATTGTCTGTTCTAATAAAATTTTTATGATTGATAACTAATTTTTTGTTTTCGCAAGGAAATTTTAAAAAAATATCAGCCATTAATTTGTGTATTCTAAAATTATAGTGTTTTGATTTTAAATGAAGCATTATAGACCAATACCCAGAAGTGTTTAAAAATTGAGGTCTTATCTTTTCTTTCTTCGTATTTTTTCTACCATCAATAAATGTTATAATTCTATTTAGTGATTTAATTCTAGATAAATTACTTATCATATAATGCCCCTCAAAATTTGGTATATCCATCCATTCTTCTTCAAGGATTCTGCCGTCTTCAGCAATGTAAAATAAGTTTTCTAAACTAAGGTTTTTGTTGTACTCAATCATAATTCTGCAAATTAAAAATGCCCTTACAAATCAATTTCGGGTCTGAAGCGAAAAATCATTGCAAAGGCTGTTCTTTTAAGTTTACCAAAGTTTCAGACCGTAAACTACTCTGCAAATATATGGATTATATCGATAAAAAAATTAATATTGTCTCATTAATTCTTTTATTATTAATAAGTTATACCCAAACACATTACCGGGAATAACTCCTGTTGATTTATGAACAATCGGCGCATTGGTCAAAAGTTCTCGGTTTTTGCGTTTTACCGCAAAGCTTTGTTGTATAGAATTAAGCGACTGAAACGCTTTAGTGTTTTCGATTTGGTTTATTGTTATGGTGTTCATAGGGTTTTAGTTTTTAAATAGTTCGTCTTGCTTAATATTATGATTTACAATTAATTCTTTAGCTGTAGCTACAGCTTCGTTGCGCTCGGTGTTGATTTTGCGGGCGTATTTCCATGTAGCGTATAGTTCATTATCTTTGTTCCATGCAATAAATCTATTATTAGGTGTCTTACATAAATATATTCTTTTATGCCATTCTTCATTGTCCTCACTAAACTCATACTCTTGCCCGTAAATAAACTCCTCTTCTAAAAAGTCTGTGGCTGGGAGGATGGTGTAGCCTTGTTTAATGTACAAATCTTTGTAGCAATATTGACCTTTACCATTTCTATCATTAGGTGAACAACAAGTTTCACTTTGTTCTGTAAACCAATTTTTATCTTCCAACTCATCACTCGGATTAATTTCACGTCTACGCGACCACAATTCATAAGTAGGGAAATGGATAGCAATCTTTTGTCCTTTGTAATCTTCTAATTTTTTCATTTTTTTTTAGTTTTAAAAGTTTAATTTGTTTTAGTTTTTAGTTTGCCAAGAATAAATCCTTCAAAGAATATCCTAAAGCGATTAATAATTTATCAATCGTTTGAAATGTCACGTCTGGCATATTTGCTTTTTCAATTTCGCCAATTGCCGAAGCCCGATAAGGATTCCCAAAAGCTTTTGTTGATAACTTGGCAAGAGATAACTTTTGTTTCTTGCGCTCCTTGTGGATGAATTTGCCAATTGCTAAAATTGTTGTCATAACACAGCCCAAATTATAATTAATACTATCGCTGCCAAAAAATTGTAAAACAGCCCTTCGTTTCTTTCGTTAAGTTTAAATCTCATTGATTAGATTTTTAAAATTTGACTTTTGTGATTGAGATAGCTCTATGATTTGCTCATTGAACGCGCCATCGTTAGCGCACGTTGATTTTATCTCGTGGTTCGGTAGTTTCTTTATCGATTCTAATAATCGTTGCTCTAAAGCCTTGTTTTTGTCTTTTGCAATTTCCGGAATTGTCATTTTTAATAGAATTTAAGATAGCAGGCATTTTTTGTTTTCGGAATCAGCTCTTTGCAATGCTTCTTCAAAATTTCCTTTTAGAACAGCGGTTAAAAATCCTCCGCTATATTTCAGTTCTTCTTCTATAGTGGTTTTCTCATCTAAGATTAATTTGCACTTTTTAGCAATTTGTTCATTTTTTGAAAATTGCAATTTTTCTAACATTTCTTGTGTTGTCATTTTTGATCGGGATTAAGATAAGTGTAACTTCTTTTTGATTTCTTTGATTTCTTCTTCGGTAGGCGTTGCTTTCGCTGAAAGTATGCTGTTTAATCGATGTTGGTTAATGTAAGTAGCTTTTGATAGTTCAACAATTTCAACTTGCAATTCTTCCATTTGTTCCTTAACATCATTGGCAAATTCTTTTTTCGAGAAGTTTAAAGAGCTTTCGATAATTTCGAATTTTTCACGCTCTGAGTTAATCGAGCTTGTAAAGTATATTTCTTTAAACCTTGGTTTTCTTTTTGTTTTCATTTGAAATGATTTTAAAATAGCCTTTTAGCATCAAAAATAGCGAAATCGCCAATAGTAACAAAGCAAAAGGAGGATGTTTTTCAGTAGCACAAAGCCAAATGGAAACGGCAATTAAAAGCGCGGTTCCGAAAATTAGGTTTTTCATAATTGAGCTATTTGTTTTTATTAATTTTTAATGCTTTTGAAAACCCTAAAATAAAGTGATTCATTTTGTCATAATCTAACGTCGGTGATATTGTGACGTTGTTATGGCTTAAAAAGAAAAGAGGTGTTGTTTTTCTTTTGTCGTTTTGATGACTTATAACAACTTTGAAATTTTCTAATTCAGTGCTTATTACTGCGTTATTTAGAGATTCAAATTGCATTTTTTGTTTATCTGTATTCATGTTTTTAGTTTTTAGGTTCAAAAATAAGGTTTTCAATATTCGGATAGTCTTCAATCGGGTTTTGTGTTTTAAATACGTGATTGAAGCGTTGTTTTATTTCGGAGGCGCGTTGCTTAAATGTGCTTTCTTGGCAAATCGGCAATTTTAACGCCTTCATCTTTACAAATTGGTCAAACAGATTTTGTTTTGCAATACTGCATAAGTATAGCGGTTTTTTATTGATTTGCCAATAACCGTTATTTAAGTCAATGCTTATCGCTTCACTCTTTGCTTCTTCTGCTTCAAATCTTTGCAAATCAATTTCTTTTTGTACCTCTTTTATTGCGTTTTGTATCAATGACAGTACGCCGGATTTTCTTTTTGTCTTTTGCATCGCTTTTGTGTTTTTAGTGTTTAACAAATCTTTTTTCTTTGCCATAGTAAGAATAAGCAATCGGATAAGTTTTGGTAATGCCGTTGTAAGTTCTAACGTCGATATTTACTTCGGTTCCTTCTTTGCAAACTGCTTCGTAATTTTCAGCGGTATTTTTGCAAATCATAAAAACTGTTGACTCGTTATTAATGAGGTCGGTAAATTGAAACGAGCGCATCGGTAATTTTCGGCCGGTAGCTGTTTGATAAAGATTCCCTTCTTTGTCTCTTAACTCAATATCGTAATATAAAACGTTTTCCATTGTGTTTTGTGTTTTTTAGTTAGTGTATAGCTCGATTATCTTTTGCGAGAAATTGCCGGAGTTTAAAAACTCTTTGAATTCAGCATTGAATTTTGCGTTGTACTCGTCTAAAAATTGCGGGTTGTATTCGTTTTTATCGCGGTACTCGGTGCAAAATGTTTGAATTTTTAAGTGTTGGGTTTTTTCTTCTTCATCAATCAAACATTCATTGGCTATTTTGTTTCGATCGGCTTCGGTTATCTTTTTGCATTCGGCAGCGGTAAACTTTTCAATTTGCAAATTAAAATCAGGATTCAACACCTCAAGGTCATACCCTACTGAGTTTATCAATTCAAAATACAAATCTTTGTACTGTTCAAAATCAGCGTCCGGACTGTTTAAAAAATCTTTGTTTGCCGGGGAATGTTGGCCAATATGTGCATAGGAGCAAATACAGTTGTTGTTTTCGGGTATTTCAGGAAATAATGCAATTAGCTCTTTTATTGGTTGTTCATCCGCTTCAAATGGTGGGAATTCGGCAATTTTGAATATTACTTTTGTTTTCATAGTCTTGAGATTTTAAATTTTTGCTTTTTTGTTTCTCGGAGCATATTTGTAGCTGCCGAATGATAAGATATGTTTTTCAATTAGCGAATGAATATTTTTTGTAGTGTCGTTGCAACTCTTTGAAAGCTTGAAAATCATTTCGGCATAAGTCAAACAACCATTATTGAATAACTCAACAATTCGCGTTGTTTTGTGGTAGTTTTTATTTTCTGTGGTTCCGTGATTTTCGGATTGGAAATATTTATTTCTTAATTCGCTAATTGCCAAATTGAAAAAATCGGGTTTAGTGTGTATCATTTTTTATAAGGTTTTAAATTGTTTGCAATAGACCGGCATTTAAGCCGGTTTCGTTCATTTAGAACTCGTCAGTATTGCTGACAATTATTTGCGTTTCATAAGGCATTAATTTTAAGTTATATGCACGTTTTCGATTGCTCCGGCTCCGCAAATTGTACATACTAAATCCGGTTTTATTTTTAAGGTTTAAAATAATTGAAAATTTATTTTTTCATTGGAGTATATTACCAGTAATAAATTTTACATTGTTTTTTTTGTTTCTTGCATTTAATATAGTAACAGTATTAAGAGCATCTTTGTAGTTCTCTGAGGTCTTTACTACTTCTCTTTTTTCTACACAAATCCTTGAGGATTTGAGATAATTTTCTGTTATTTTTATGATTTCAACTGCCATTTTTCTAAGGTTTTAAGGTTTAAAAATCTTTGATTTGCTAATTATACTACTGTGTTTTCGTAAACTATTTTTAAAATTTCTTTTTGCGTATCGTTTGAGGAAAGTAAAAGAAGTAAATAAATATACTCGTCAAAATCTACAATACACTCGGACGGATCCGAATAGTAGCGGTTAAATTTACCGTTTAGCGGATTGAAGCCGTAAAAAGTTTCTTTTATTATTCCGTCAATATCGCCTATTATACGGCTGTGAATGTTTGCTACTTTTATGCGCGGAGTCCACTCGGCCGACAGGTAAACAATACCAAACGGCGTTTTTATTTCGGCGCGCAAATTGTCATCAAAGCCAACACCATAAGAAGTATATAAGGATTTTATTTTATCGTTGAATTGCTTTGCGTTCATAGTTTTTATTTTTGTTCGTTGTACCATTTGATAAACTCGATACAGACAATGTAAATTTTGTCTATTGATGAAAATAAACTAACGTTTTTGAAAATTTCAATCCTTTTTTGGTTAATTATGTTTTCCATTGTTAAAGGCAAAGAAGTATTTAAAATTTTGTCTACTACTTCCATTAACCAGTTAAAGTCTGTATTATATTTTGCAAATTCTGAAAATCCACTTATGACAATTTCTGGGTTTTTACCTGTTATATGTACGTGGTTTTTTTGTAACGCGTAAAAGTCTGCGCTAACTTTGATCGGTTCTAGTTCCATAAATTGAACTATTAATTTATTATTTTCTGTAGTGTTCATAATTGTAAATGTTAAATGTTGTTAATTTGCTAATTGTTAAAATGTTTTTTGTTTTAAAAGCTCCACAAAATATAATCATTTTGTTTATTTATGAATAATCTTGCGGCTTTTTCTAGATCATAAGTTTCTTTTGATGCTTGTGATAGTTCATCAAGTGTGCCGTTAGTTTTTACTTCATAGTATTTTAAATATGTTTTTTTCCAGTCGCTGTCATTGCTGCATGACAGCACCCCTATAAAAGATCCGTAGCCATAATTCTTAACAAATGTTTTTAAAACTCTCATAATTCTATTTTTTTTTAAATTAGATCCCTTTGCCGGTTTCGCTCCGAATAAATTGCCAACTATGCAACAAAGGGATTTTTAAAGGGTTAATCTTTTGGGTGAAGTTTGCAGGCGTAATTTGATAATAAATTCCTTTGATACTCAGAAAGCGAATAATCACGGCTTATAAAATCACAATAATCATTTATTGCTTGCCTTATTGCTGGTTTGTCGCCTCTAAATTGCACTTTTGAATATTCAGCATTTGCGTGTAGCTTACTTTTAGCGTTTTGATAATTTGTCATTTTCGTAGTTTTTAAAGGTTATTTAATTAGTCCTTATTTCTGTATTCTATGGCCTCTTTCAAAATGTTTTGCATGTTGGCCATTAGCGTTTCACGTGCCGAAAATATGCGGCTTTCTAAATCATCTTCAAACTGTTTGAGTATCGAAGCCTCGTTTATATCTCTCACGTTGCAAGAAATTTCTAGTAATAGGGTATCAAAACTAAGCGGATCAATAATGTTTTGATTTCGTTCGTAATCGCTTTTTAGGTTTACGTTATTCCAGTCCATTTTTTTATGTTTTTTTAGTTGTTAATTAATTCTTTTGCCATTGCTTTAGCTACACATGTATGCGTTGCCGGGGAATTACTTCCGCCTAATTCTCTTAAAAGAGTCATATTAATAGGCGCAGCATCCCACCACCAGCCGCCGCCTCTGCTCATATTGTTGTAAGGTATTTTTATTTTGTTTAAGTGTTCGTCGCCATTGTTTAAAGCCTTCTTTATTTGCTCAATTGTAAGGCTTGCTAAAACAAATCTTTTTGTTTGCTCGTTTGCAAATTGCAAATAATAAGTGTGGTGTAATTCTGAAGAGTTGGCCATGTATTCGGCTTTTGAAATTAATTTTGATGTTTTCATAGTATAAAGTGTTCGGCATTAAACCCGTTCCCGTTGAGCATTATGATATTAATTAGATTATTTATTTTTATAACTGTCAAAAGTTTTAACCCTTGAGGGCATAGATTCTATATAAAAAGTGGCTATTTCGACAGCGTTTTTTTTGTTTGGGTGTCCCCAAATTTTAAAAAGTTCACTTACATAAAATCCGTTTCCGTTTGGCATTTCGTAATAATGACCATTTTTATTCCCTTTAGGGTAAAATTTTATATTTTGCCCTCTTACTACTATGTTTAAAAAATTATTTTTTTCCATGATTACACAAGTTTTATAAGGTTAATAAAATCTAAAATGATAATGAATAAAGCGCAAAGGGCAAAAGTTAAGGTAAGATATATTTTTCCTTCGTTTCGCAAGTACCAAATTTTAACAGTTCGCCAATTGAAGGAAAACCACAAGGCAAGCCCAAGCCCAAACACAAGGATAAAAACCCACAAGCCGACAAAAATATTTTCGATAGTTCCCATAACTCTTAATTTGATAAAATAATAAATTCGACCTGCTCATAGGTGTAAATATCTGTTTCACCAAAACTTTTCGCCCTGTTAAGTGTTTCCTGCTTTTGGCAATTAGCACCCGCAAAAATGCCAAATATAAAAACAAGGCAAAAACATAATAATATTATAAGTGCATTTTTCATATAAATAAAGATTAAATTAATATTATTTTCGTTGTTGATTCTGTAGCAAATTTAGTTAAATGTATATTATACGCAATACGTTTTTAATCGTTTGTTTCTATTGTATATAATAAAGTATATAAATAAAACTTATACATCAATAAAATCAAGGCCTCGCAAAGGGTTGAAAATTGTAAAAAATGAAATTATTTTCAAAAATTGTCGTTTTCAGCGTAAAAAATCAGAATAAAAAAGGGTAAAAATGACAGTTTTGGCCGTTAAAAATAGGTTGCAAAATGCCGTAAATATTGGATTTTATCGATTTGCCAAGTATACAGGCACGGAAGGAACAAACAAAGCAGCGGAACCACACCAACAAAATAGAATTGAATAGATCAAAAAAAAACACCGCTATCATCCTGTTAACGTTTAATTATTCCAATAGCTAAAAATTAACGCAAATAAAGGATTTTAAAAGCAGTTTATTAATATTGACAAGATAAAGGCTCAAATATCGCTAATTTGCCAAGAATAGAGGCAAAACAACCATAACAACAAAACACCACCACCGGCGAAGCCGGATAAACTCAAACAATAAAAAAAATAACACATTTAAAATTTACCTAAATTTATAATTTTCAGAATGTTTTGAAAGTTTAGAAGTAATGAGATTATCTCGTACAAAAGCCTTAAACCCTTATAAATAAAGGCTTCACAACGTTTTGGCAATGTATGAAAACAAACATTTTCGGAATAAAATACAGTTAATCAAATCTAAAATCCTAAAAATCAATAATTTACAAATTGGTTTATATAATCATGGTAAGATTAACAATTAATTGAATGAAGAACGATAAAATCATAAAATTGTCTATTGCTTTTGTGTAACACCTTAAAAATCAGTTTATTAAAGTCAAAATGTTTTCAGAATGAAATTGAAAAAAGACACCCCACCGGATCGAAATTTTCATTTCCTTTTTAGGCATCGACCGGCTGAGCGGTAGGAGAATCCCATCCCCTAACACACACACACTAAATCAAAACTTCTGGTAAACTTCTGGTAAACTCAAAGAAAACTTAAAGTTTACTTGTGGTTTACTTAAAGTTTACTACATTTGCATTGAATAACATAAAAACGAAATAATATGGACACAGAAAACAAACCAAACAATCCGACCGCATTTCCAACACTTTTTTATAATCAAACAACAGGAGAACCAAGCGGACATGATGCAGGAATGACATTAAGAGATTACTTTGCTAATTCAGCAATGCAAGGAATTATATCAGCAAATACAGAGGCGTTTGCAAACGGTATGGGAATTAATTTTAAAAACTTAGCCATTGAATCTTACGAAATAGACGATGCAATGCTAAAACAACGTGAACTTTAAAATCAAGGTATTATGAAAACAAAGAGCGTATTTTACATTTACGGAGAGCCGACGACTACAATATCATTTAAGGTTCCTGAGTCAAAGAGAAAGGAGATAATGGAAGATATTAGGGAGAATGTGCTTTCCAAGTATGAGAATCCGGCAAGGATTGATATTGAGGTCAAAAAGCAGCAAAAGAACAACGACATTGCTTCTGTGAAACCGGCAGAAAAAAAATCGACCGCAAGCGGTGATGATTTAAAAGAACAGGCTCCGGCGATTAGTTTCGAAAGGATAGCGAGTTTGCCATTAGGAACAGAATTGGTTGAGGGATTCGGATCAAAAGGCGCGATTAGAAAAGACGAAAATGGTAATTATTACACCAAGAGAACTCACGAGGGCAAATTGGAGATTTTAAAGCATAAGGATTACGCTAGTGCTTTATTGTATTGTGAAGAAAACTTTAAATAACAGTATTATGGAAATAAAAGCTAACGAGTTAAGAATTGGGAATATTTTACTTTGTGCGGAAAGAGATATTCCATATAGAGTTACCGCAGAGGATATTTTAGTAATTGATGATGGAAGTTCTAAGTCAAGACGTATTCCAATAACAGAAACTTATTTGTTGTTGTGTTCAACCCCCGAAAGCAAACTTAATTTATCTTTTATTTTAAGTCGTTACACAAAGATATGGGTTGATAAATCAAATAAAAACGCTCCTGAGTGGTATTTTGTTTGGAAAAGAGAATACATAAAGGTTGAATACCTTGATGAAATCCAAAACTTATTTTTCTTTTTGGAGAAAAAAGAACTAACCGTAAACTTATAGCGCTATACTTGGCGAATTACTAAAATTTAAACAAATTAAAATGATAAAATTCAAACATAAAGAAACAGGCAAAATAGCTGAAAGGGTAACTCAGCCATTAGGGTATTGTCTAAAAAGTGAATCATTGTTTTTTCCTTGTTGGCTAATCGAAAACAGCAACGATTGGGAAGAAGTAAAAGAAAATGGTTACGAAATTCTTGAATTTTCTTGTGATATTGTTAGCGTTGATTTAAAAAGAAACGAAAATAGCGGATTTGGACAATATCAAGTTGATGAAAATACATTGCTCAATTCAAGTTTGCATAAAATCTACTCTGTAAAAAGACTTTCTGACGGGGAGATTTTTACAATTGGTGATTTAGTCAGTAGAGAAGATGGATTGTTTAAAGGGGTTTTAAATTCAATAAATGAAAAATTTGAAGCGTCAACTTCTTCCGAAGACCTAATAGGAATGGGTTGGCTTAAAAAGGTAAAACAACCGCTATTCACTACTGAAGACGGAAAAGACATTTATGTTGGAGATAAATTTTGGGTTGTTGATAAAAAATACGGCAGTTACAAAACTCATGAAACGGCAGGGGGTCATTTTACAAAATTCCATGAAGACAGATTGCGTTTTTCAACTCGCGAATTAGCCGAAGAATATGTTTTAATGTATAAGCCTTGTTTGAGCGCAATCGATGTTATTAATTATAGTGCGTTTACTTCACTTATGCGAAAAGAAGTTATTGAATTAGCCAAGTCAAAAATTAACCAATCCGACAAGTAAAATGAAGAAAAAAACATTTGAAATACCAATTTACCAATGCGAATTAACAATAATACTTGACAGAGACTTGAGATACGTCGAAAAAGAGTATAAAACCGTTTCGTTAGACAATTACGGCGCTGTTACTTTAACACATCAAGACCATCCAAGGCATTTTGTAGTCGCTTTTACCGATAAAAAACACTTGAGTAATATTGCTCACGAAATTGTACATCTTAAAAATTACATTTTAAAAACAATAGGTGCGCAATTAGATTTTGATAATGACGAACCTGAAGCGTATTTAACTGGTTACCTATTTGATATTGTTTATGATTTTTTGCATTGCAAATAAATAAATCTTATTGATTCGCGAATTACCATAGAGAAATAGTATTTGACTTAAATGGTTATTATAGTGTAGATTTGTAGAAAATAAATGTGCATAGTGGGCTAATAGTATGTCACAAATCCTAACGGAGGGGGATGCAGGTTCGAATCCTGTCTATGCACCAAAACGCGTTAACCTTTATGACCGAAGTTCATAACTTTTTAGGAAGTGCCTAAATGACAGCCGGAAAGACGGCATTTTTTTATCAATTCGCAAATTGGTAATTTTCGATATTGTGTTCGAGGAATTGAGTAATTTATATAAAAAATAGTAACAATCAAACCAGCAATGGCGTGTAACCGAGGTTAGTAGCTGTGTTTTTATTTAAACAGATTATGGAAGATATTAATGATAATTTACCAACGGAAGGAAAAAGATATTATATGTCGCATTCGGAATATTTTTATTCTGAAAAAGAAAAAGACAAAATTTATTCGAGTATGCCAATATCAATGAGAAATGAAATTAATTTTTCAGAACCTATGAAATTATCTCAATTAGTTTGTGCTTCTAATTTAGAAAAAGCACGTGAAGCAGTAAAAAATCAGTTAGAAAAGGACGGTCGATTTATTGTCACAAAATGCAGAATAGACTTTTTAATCGTTGGTGAGTAACATAGCTACTAACGCATGGATAGTCGCTATTTTATAGCGGATATACAATCAAAAATAAATAATTATTAATTTAAAACTAAGTAAGATGACAGAACAAGATTTAAGAGATAAAATTTCGTCCGTAGAGCGAAAAGAAATTAGTTCTACAAAATTAATTGACCAATGCGTACAAATAGCTAAAGACTATGCGGAAGCGCAAAACAAAGAATTGATTATAGCTCTTACAAATTTCGTTTCTGCAACCACAAAAGAATTTGCAGAAATTAACGGATTTGGACAGCAAAGAAAAAGAGCTGTATTTTTAATTGAAAAGTACCAACTATTTAAAAACAGAGAAAATGAGCGATAAACAAACATTTAAAACTGAAAGCAATGGAAAATAAAAAAGAGCCGTTAATGAGTGCGGAGTTATATTATGACAATAATAATACAGATAAAACAACTACTGCAGAATTAATGCAAGCCTACGCCAACTACGTTACACAATGGCATTTAAACAACGCTAAAGAGTTTGTTGCGGATGAGGTGAAAATACTTGATTATACAGTTTTAGAAAACTGGATAGATTTAGCAACTCCTTCAATCGACAAACAATCAATCCACACCGCAATAGATAACTATATTGAAGATAACTTAAACAAAGAATTATGATGCAAGAGGAACCAAAACAAGAAACTCCTGAACAACATTTAGAACTTATTAATAACAATATTGAAGAATTTGATAAGGCGATAAAATTATTTAGACAAAGAAAATCTAAACAAGAAACGCTTGAAGAAGCTGCTGAAAAGTTTTTAAAAGAAAACAATGTTACCTGTTTAGATATTTTAGAAAACGTTACCACTTTAGACGGAGTACCTTTTAACCAAAAAGAAAGAATAATTAATGCTTTTGTTAAATGGCAACAAGAACAAAACAAGAACTTGTATAGTGAGGAGGATTTGAAACAAGCATTTTTTAGTGGTTGTTATTCTGAAAGAAAAATAAAACCAAGAGAAAAATGTTGGGAAGAATTTATTGAACAATTTAAAAAGAAATAATATGAAAACAATCTACAACGTTTACGTCCCAATAGAAAGCCAACCGCAAGCCGATAGAATGAAGAAAATATGTATTGATTATGGTTTGCCGTATTGGGATGACATTTTAGCTTTTGACTATTACGGAAACTGCTATAATTTTTTTTCGCAAAGTACAGATAATAAAGGATTGTTTGCTGTATTTTGGGGAGAATTACCGAAAGACAAAACCCAAGTCACCGAATCAGAGTTTTTGGAGTTGGTTAAAAAGCAATTAGCAAATTAGAAAAAATGAAAATATCAAAAGAACTTTTCTGTAGTAGCATCGAAGCGCTAAGAAAACAAAATCACGAAGACATAAAAAACGGGGAGTTAATAAGAGAAGCTTTTGGTGCTGAAATGGGGTTGTTGTATAATAATGAGATTTTGATCTGCGCAATGATAGATTTGCTTTCAACTGAATTTGACAGAGAGGAGCTTACTCATTATTGTTTTTGTTTGAATTTTGGAAGAATTGGCGAAGAAGTAGAAACTACTGAGCAATTTTACGAAAGACTTGTAAACTCAAAATAATTGAAAATGGCTGAAAGAAAATCAAAAGCATTTCCGGGAATGAAGAAGTCGCCTTATCCTAAAAGAAGTGTTGACAAACGTAAAAAAAACGGCAGAAAAAAAGGCAGTTCCAACAAGTTAAAAGGCGAGATAAAAGACAAAGTCAATTTGCCAAATAGCGCAAGAGCCGGATTCAGAAACGAATCAAACATCAACAGCGCTGAGTTTATGAAAGTATTACCCGGTGAAACGCAAGAGGAGTGGGAATTAAGAACTAGAAAACGAAGAAACAACGTTCACTTTAATAAAAAAATTAAAGTGGCCAAGAACGGTTCACTTATATTGAACGAAAAAAAACTATCAAAAGTTGGCAGGGATAGAAAAATATCAATGCGAATCGAATTTATTGAAAGACCACACGTTTTCTTGGAGAATTATGCGTTTGTTATGCGATGGGCAACGGTCAAATACGACATTTTGAAAGATGATATTGAGTTAGGGATGGTATTTTACCGAAAAAAAACGTTCACAAAAGAAGAATTTGACTATGTTTGTTCTCAATTAGGCGCCGTAAGAGGTGTTTGGAGCCGATTTAAGAAGAAAGAATACGTCGTGAATATGTCGATAATGAGTTCTGATGGTGTTATTAAGGAAACCGAGCATTATTCACTTTCTTTGTGGTTTGCCAATGCAATTAAGCGAATTTACGGAATGATTACAAAGACTACTCCGATAATTATAAACAAGCGATTAGACTATCCAAGAATGGAGTCCGAACTAATAGAGAAAATAGAGGAGATGAATCAAGAAATCTACGATATACTATCGGGAAACAAAAAGCCCGATACATTTAACTCATCTAAAATTTAATTTAACCCCGATTGCAAGGCGAATTGCTAAGATTATTTATGAGTACAACAACAAACAGAGAGTACGCTCCGCATCAGCAAAGAGTTATTGATGAAGCAAACGAATTAAGAGAAAAACACTCTAAATAGGGTGATTTTACTTTGAACAACTCCATTTTCCAGACGCTTCCAAAAGAAGAAAGAGACGATTTGGAAATGCAATACGTTATTATGGGACAATACTTGGATATTCTCGATAGAAGAATTTCAAGATTTTAATTAGAAATCAAAATCAATTTTAGAAGCCGATTGCAAGGTTAAATGCTACCAATAAAATGGAAAAAATCGAACAATTAGAAGTATTAGTTGCTGAGGCAAGAGTTGAAGCGACTAAATTTTACGAAAACGGAAACAACGCTGCTGGAACTCGTTTGAGAAAGAAAATGGCAGAAATTCAAGTTGTGACAAAACAAGTCCGAGTTGAAGTTTCAGAAATCAAAAACGCCGACAAATAAACCAACAACACCACAACTAAAAAGAAAACCCTCAATCGAAAGAAAGAGGGTTTTTTATTTGATGAATTCTCCAATTATAAAACGAGAAGCAAATCCGAATACACTACGCTTTTATACGTCACTCCGTCAATTGTAATGTCGCTTGATTTGTAGTTGTCGTACATAACGGTACTGCCTTCTTTTATTTTGCTATCCGAAAGCTCAGATTCTATCAAATTGCCAATTGACAAAACCGTTCCTTTTCTGTACTTCTCATTCTTCTCAGTAGCAGAAGAAAGGTCTAATCCGCCACTTGTCAAATTCTTTGTTTTTTCTTCTCTAATAATCACGTTGTAATTCAACGCTTGCCAGGGGAAATTATTGCTCGAATCCATAGGTTCCTCTTTTGTTGTAAATGATGTTATCTGTCATAATCAATGTGTTGCTTGCGGAAACGGCATTAATCAATGCGTGTTTGATTGCTTTTGTAGAGTCTACGATTCCGGCTTCAATCATATCTACTTCTTTGTAGTTTTTAACGTCGTAGCCCATAGGGTATTTCCCTATTTTAATACTATTGTCTACAGATGCATTTGATAGTATTTTGTTTAAAGGAGCAATTATTGACTCACTTACAATTTTTGATTTGCATACAAAAATACTAGAAGCTCTAAAAAGAGCAACTCCACCTCCCGCTAATACGCCTTCTTCTCTTGCCGAACGAACAGCACAAACGGCATCATCAACGCGATCAATTTTCTCTTGCAATTCACTTTCGATAATACTACCTACTTTTATGATGGAAACGCCGCCTGATAATTTAGAGATACGTTCTTTGTTGTATTTCTTTTCCAATTGACTTTTTGAAGAATTGGCGATTTGCTCAAGTTCGGCAATTTTAGACTTGATTTTGTCCAATACGGTATCGTTCAAATTAGGTGTTACGATAGTATCGGTTTTTCCCGAAACAACCTTTTTACAAGTTCCCATAAACTGCGCTTCACGACCTTTAAAGTCGTCACCAGATAATGGCGTGATTAACTGAGTTTCGCAAATCATAGCAATATCGTTTAGGTAATCTCTGCGTTTGTTTCCGAAACTTGGCGCATTGACAAGCATACAACTTAGTTTTCCCGAAATTACATTTTGCAAAATCACATTTTTCACGGGGAAAGATTGAGAATCTGTCCAATCGGCGATAACTACAATTTGTCTATTGTTTGTCACGGCAAATTCTAGGAACGGTTGTATTTGTCTGAACGTTTTAAATGTGATGTTTGCGCAAACAATTAGCGGATTGTCTTCAAATTCGCAAGTTCTGTTCATAAAATTATTAATGAACAACTCGTCCGCTAATGCTCCTTCTACAAGTGTACCGTCAACGTGGTCTAAATACGTTTCTTCATTTACGCTTCTTGAATAAGATACCGAACCGTACTCTCCCGCTTTAATAAAAGCATCAGCTACAATCTTGGCAATTTCTTCATCTGAATTTGCTGATGTGTGTGCGATGTCGTAGATTAATTTGTCGGTAACAGGGATAGAGATTTCGTCTAAGTATTTAATGATTAAATCTCTGGATTTTTCGATTTCGTTCTTTACATCAATTGGCGATTTTCCATCTTTTATTGCCTTTAAAGAGTTTTCAAAAAACGCATGTAAAAGAACTATAGTACAAGTAGTTGCATCTCCTGCATAATCAACCGTTCTTTGGGATGCTTGTTTGGCAATTTCGCAAGCCATAGATTCAACGGGGTCGTCAAGAAAAATTGATTGAAGTGTTTTGTAGCCGTCTTTCGTAGGCTCAGGAATTCCGAATTGAGATTCGATAAGAACCGTCCTTCCTCTGTAAGACATAGTAGAAGAAACCACTTTTGATAATTTAGTAAGACCGCTCAATAGCCTTTCTTTAGCATCTTCATCAGACGCAATAGTTTTGAGAATTCTTTCGCTCATTTTTATTAAAATTTAAGTTAAAATGTTAAGCAAAAGTACATTGAATTAAATTCATAAGCAAATTTTTAAACACTATCAATTTATTTTATTACTTTTGTGACTAACATAGAAGAAATTTATAAACCCTAAAATATACACGATATGTCACAATGGGATTTTACCGCATCGGGCGGTTCATTAGTAAAGACTTTGGTTAATCCCGAAGAATATGTTGCGCTAAGACGTAAATCTTATACCGCTCCAAAATTCGATATGTCACTTGACAAAATCACCATTTTTGAGCAAGGGAAATACGATTCTACGATAAAGTTTCACGAAATTAATCAAATTGACGGAGTAGAACCTGCAAGTTTAGCTGATGCGTACACAAAATTACTTGCTTTAGTTCCAACAGCAGGAGGCGGAGGCGGTACTCAGTATAATCAAGTTACTGCATACGACACGGTCGGCGATTTGCCAATTACTTTTGATTCAGGAACAATTCACGCAATCTCTATTTTGTGTATTACAGGCACATTGACTATTTCAATAAGCGGAGAAGAGACTACTTTAATTGCTGGTCAAAAAACAGAAATGGAAGCAACAACATTGCTTGTTGAGGATATTGTTATACAAAGCTCTACAGGTACATTTTTAGCAACAACAATTAGTTAAATTACAATGGCTTTAGTTAGGAACTCTATAGAAACATTAATTGTCGATACTACTAATTTTGATGTTACGGCGGATTGGGGAGGTTTAGCTTCTGTTTCTGATGAAACATCTTTTATTTCTTTTTTGGAAGGGCAAGGGTTAATGAACGTTATTGTTTCTGATTTTACCTTAACAGCAGGAAGGTTGATATGTTATCTTAGTTGTGATGGTACGGCTATTTCTTTATCTTCTATAGGGGTTTCTGATGTAAATAAGGTTTCAGGAATTAATGGGTTGGAAGATTTGGATTTAACAGGAAATCAAATAACAGATTTCAACCCGTTAATTGCGTTACCTAATACTTTAACTCAATTAAATTTAGCCGGAAATCAAATTGTGACTTTTGACCCATCAATTCCTTTGCCAAGCGGATTATTACGTTTATATATAGGAGCAAATCCAATAGTTACTTTTAACCCGTCAATTGCTTTGCCAAGTAGTTTAGAAGAATTAACAATTGGGGATAGTTTTATAGAAGTTTTTGACCCGTCAATTGCTTTGCCAAGTAGTTTAAAAATATTAGAAATTGCACAATGCCAAATAGTCGATTTTAATCCATCAATTCCTTTGCCAAGCGGATTAGAACAGTTACAATTAGGAGGAAATCAAATGGTTTATTTTAATCCATCAATTGCGCTTCCACAATCTTTGGTTTCTTTAAGTTTAATAACAAATCAAATGAATATAGCTGGATATGCTATTTCCGAAACTTGGGCTATACTACAACCTTCTTTTACTTCAAATTGTACAATAAATTTTACAGCAAACATTAATTCTGTTTCAGGTACAAATTTAGAAACTATATTGCTTACTAAAAACACGACAATAATATCGTAATGGCATTAGTCAGAAATTCAATATCGTCTACTTCTAGCGGAACATCAATTACTGTTGTCGCCAATTATTCTGCATTACCCGACCCTACTACTGTATCGGGTCAATTTTATTGGTGTGAGAATAGCCAAGGAACTGCTTGGTTGCCGGGAAGTTTAGGAGGTACTTATTACTCAGCAGGTCAATATTATTCTAACGGCGTATCTTGGTCTTTTATCGCTGTTCCTTATCAAGCAACACAAGACGAAGTAAACACAGGCACAAATACTGATAAATTTGTTACTCCAAGCACATTTGCAAACGCAAATAAATGGCTTACAAAAAAAGATATTTCAGTAGTTGTGTCTTCAAATCAAACCGCTACAAACGACTCAAGCTATACGGTTGTTGCTAATTCAACTTTTACAGACCCAAGCCCAATAGTGGGTAAAGGATATGTGATTTTAGTAAGAAACGGAACAGCTACAATTGGCGGAACAGCTTACACGTCTGGATATTTAATATACAGAGTGTATCATTCTGGCGCTTGGTCAAATACAGTTTTTGTAGACCAAACTTTAATAGGTAGCGCAGTTCAAACAGAATTAAACAATAAAGACGTATTACCCGTTCTTTACGAAAAACACGCTAACGTTCCTACTTTTGGGGGTACTGCTTTGAATAACTTAGAGGGATTTGCTTTTACAATTACGGGACAAACCGCTAGAAACTTTGCTGATACGAACCTATATACAAGACGACAAAGATTAGGTTTAACGGTTACTGCTACGGGTAACTTAGCACAAGCTAGACAAACGGCTACTTATTTCAATAGAAATTCAAACTTAGATATTATCATAGGTTTAGGATTTGCCGAAAACTGTACAAATTCTAGTGTAAGGGCTTTCGCTGGTATTTCAACTACAACACTGTTTACAAATGTTGAGCCTACATCGTTATTAAACTGCATAGGTATAGCAAAGTTAACAACTTCAAATAATTTACATTTAATACACAATGACGGAAGTGGAACTGCTTCTGCTATTGATTTAGGTGTAAATTTTCCAAGTAATACAGTTGAAACAGACTTTTACGTTTTACGTTTAAAAACTAATGGGAGTGATATTGATTACACGATTACAAGAGTAAACACGGGTGATGTTGCAAGTGGTACTTTAACAACTGATTTGCCAAGTGCTACAACCGCATTAAATTTAGGGTATTACGTTGTTCAATCAACTGGGGCAAATACTACAACTGGAATTGATTATTTTGGTACTAATATAATTAAATCGTAATGGGCAAAAAAAGATTATTAGAAATTGCACGTGATTTGTTTCACGGCTATTTAGGATTAGCGTTTTCGTTTTTTGCTTTTGCAATGACAAACGCAATATCATTCACACAAGACTCAAAGGCTTACGGTGTAATGCTTGGAAGTGCTTTTTGTGGATTGGCAATAAATGTAGCATTTAACTTTATGCAAGGATTGTTATATGGCATTGATTCCAAAAGAGACGAGTATTACATAGGTATTATTGGCGGATTGATGGGTGGTTGGATTTCTTTATTCTATCCTAACCAAACAGTAGCAATCGTTATGTTAAGCATCGGTGTTATTGTGGCTGTTATCGATTTAATTCGCACAAAAAAACAATAATGATAATCTACGGTTTAATAGGGCTTGTGATTTTAGGTTTTGCGCTATTTATTTACAATGGTGTGAAGCAGAAAAAATCCGTTTATGTTGAACCGAAATTTACTTATCAGCCAATTGTAAAAACCGATTTGAACAAGCAAGAATCTGAGTTGTTGAATTTGATTAATTCGCACAGAGATTTTTTAGGATTACCAGCATTGATTCCCGAAGTATTAGCGTGTCAAGTTTGCCGAGAAGCAATAATTGAAGATTTGAAATTAGGAGAAAAACCTAGTCATTATCAATGGGAGCAAAGAAAATTGGCTTGCCAAGATGTAAACGGAAAAGAAATATTAGCCTACAATATGAGTGACCCAAGAAGTGTTTTAGCAGGGTATTTAAGAAGCCACGACCACCGAAGCGTAGTTGAAAACACCGAAAGCACACACATAGGAATAAGCTACATCAATAAAATAAATTACTGCATTTTTACGCGGTATGAATAAACTTGAACAAAATGAGTTTTTGGAGTGATACATTAAAGCCAAAAGGTAGATACGAATTAAAAAGAGCAATGGCGGTAAATGCGTTCAATTTTGGAACGCTTTACGCTTTTATGCCTTATTTTAAGCCTGAATTTGAAGTGAAAGAGTTTGTGGTATGGGCATTTTTTGGATTTGCTGCGGGGTGCATAGGTATTGCGCTAAGCGAAAAAATCAAGTTCAGCAATAATGATGAATTTGCAAATAACAACAATCAGCAGCCAATAGAACAAATGCCACAATAGCTATGAGTAAGTATGTGCCTAAAACAGACCGAGAAAAAATAGATTATCTTATGGCTACGGACGACCGTAGAGACCAGCATTACAGAAACCTTCAAAAAGACATAAAAGACCTAAATCAAAATGTAGAATCTTTGGTTTTGGTGATTGCCGGAACCCCGCTGAACGGAAACAAGGGGTTGGTTTCTTTTATCGATAAAGTTGAAGAAAGAGTAAAAAAAACAGAACAAGACATTATAGCTAATAATCAGCAAATGGCTTTAATGAAAGACGATATTGATAATGCTAAATTTTGGGGGAAATTTGTCGTAGGTTTTTTTGCGACAATAGCCTCTGGGAGTTTTTTAATGACACTTAAATTTTTATCTGAAAAAGTATAATAAAATGGATCAAATATCTCTTGAAAGACTACAAGCATTGCATCCCAAGATTCGCCAAGAAGCGATAGAGGATTACACTCATATAAACAACAAATTATTTGGAAAAAGAGTAAGGCTTAGAATTGCGTACGCTCGTAGAACAAAAGAGGAGCAAACCGCCTTATATGCACAAGGAAGAACGGTCTTGTTTGATAAAAAAGGAAAGAGATTGGGCAAGGTTACAAATGCCCAATGGTGGCAAACAATGCATTTCTACTGTTTAGCGATTGACATTGTAGTTCTTTATGATATTGACGGAAACGGAACTTTTGAAGTAGCAAGTTGGGATTTAGTAAAAGACATGGACGCTGATGGACAATCGGATTGGATGGAAGCGGTAAATTACCTTAGAAGTCGAGGATGGGAGTGCGGTATAGATTGGAAGTTTAAAGACGCACCTCACTTTCAAAAAACATTTGGACATACTTGGCAATCTCTATACAAAAAATGGCAAAATGGCGATACTTTTGTAGAAAATGGAATCACATACGTTAATATTTAAAATCAAATCACAATGACACAAATCAATTTACTTTCAATTTACGAATTCGCCAAGAAATATTATGGGTGGATTGTTGCTATAATCTTGTTTTTGATAATGTACACTTGTCAACCAAATGTTTCTCACGCAGAAATAATTAAAGAACGAGATGCTCAAAACAAAGAACTTTCAAATAAAATTGAAAATTTGATAAATGCCAACAAGGAAAAAGACAAGAAAATTGCCGAATCCGAAAATGTAATTTTGCAAAAAGAAAAAGCTATCGAGAAGTTAAATAGTGAAATTTCCAAGGAAAAAGCTAAGGGCGAAAAACAAATCGCCCAACAGAAAAAATTTGACCTAAAAGATTGGCAAAAGTACTACGTCGAAAAAACGGGCTATACTGAAAAGGAAATATCAATCGGTAATAACACGATAAATATGACCCGAGAACCGCTTATTGCGATAGGAAATCAATTAGTTCAAGCCGACGTAGTAAAGGCAGAATTAAAAATCACAAATCAGAAACTTTTGGAGACTCAAAATATTGTTGTTGAGAAAGACAAAATAATTGAAAATCAAGAACAAAAAATTGTAAATTTGCTAAGTGTTAATGAGTCAAATGACCAAATCAAAAAAAACTTAGTGAAGAATATTGACGATTTGCAAAGTGACTTAAATCGAGCAAAAAAACCAAAATTAGGAACAATAGCCATAAGCGCACTCTTAGGCGGAATAGCCGGAGTAATTTTGGCAAAATAACATATCAAGATGACGAAGATTTCGAACAAAACAGCCTATCCGCAACAGTCGCCATTAACCCTTAACGACTACTTTCCTATTACGGACGCAAGTACTAGCGGAAAAGTTACAAAAACAACTACGCTTGAAGAAGTTCAAGGCTTGCTTTTTGCGGGTCTTTCGCCTGAAATTGGCGGAACGCTAAAAATCACTCCGGTAAATTACAATGGCGAATTAACTTCTCCGGCAGCGGTAGCAAATCAATTAACTCCGGCGCTTATTATTGCTCAGTATGAAGTTGTCATATTTTCTGTAAATGGCGATAAGTATGTTCTGAAACTTCAAGATTTGACAATTGGTATTGCGCAACCGGCTATTTCCGATTCTGATTTTATAATGATTGCCGGATTTGCAAAACTTGGAACCGGAACAAATGTTCTTAAAGGATTCAATTCGTCAACCGGCAAACAAGAATTTTACGCTATAAAATCAACAGGATTAGATGTTTCTATTGTTACCGGCGATATTGTGATAGAAAGTAAAGCAGGGTCAAATTTAGGAGCCTCAGGACAAGCAATATACAAAGGTTTAAATTCCACTTCTAAAATTCACGAATTCTACAAACTTGATTCTTCAGACTTTACAATTACCTTAGAAGATAATATTGTAAAAATAAACAATCCGGTTGTTGTAGACACGCCAAGATTCTATGTGAATAGCGGGTATGATATTGACGGAACTGCTCCGGAAAACGGCAGTCCATCAAGGCCATTTAAGACAATACAAGGCGCTATAGATGCGTTTATTGGTGATGGAACGGCACAAAGCCCAGAATTTGAGGGTTCTGAAATTATAATTCAAAAAGGAATAGGGTATACATTTACCGGTGATTTCGTCCTTAATGGAGCCACAATAATTTTAGAAGAAGGCACAGAGGTAGTTTCAAATCCTGCTACCGGTACTTGGTTGTGTGACTACGATACATTATCAACTACTCAATCTGCTGTTTTAAGCATTATTGTAAATCAAGGCGCCGCGCTTATTTTAAACAAAAATGGTTTTAGAAACAAAGGGACATCTATAAACAATGGAGCTTTTGCGGATGTAAAGTTGATAAGAATTTCAGGAACCGGTACAATACTTCAAAATGTTGTAGACACATCAAATACTAACTATACAATTTTAGAATCAAACTACGTTACTACAAATACGTTTAAAAACGATTCTTCCGGTGTTTTTGATGTTAAAGACGTTACGTTATCAGCTTTAACTCAGCAAATTTACAAAGTAGGAGGAAACAGTTTACTTACTTTTGATAATGTGTTTATGAGTTCCGGAAACGCGGTTCAAAACGTAAACGTAAACTTAAAGTGCTTTGATGCAATAGGTGGCGAGGTGAGAAAAAGTTTTTGTTTGATAGGAGCTGCTAACCAAAGTGCAAGAAACGTTTTATACTCTTTGAGTAAATCAGCATCAATACCGTGTACTTTGCTTATAACCGATACTGTTTTTTCGGTAAACGTAGACACACTTTTACAAAACGAGACTTCACTCCAATCAACGGTAAATATGAAGTCTTGCAAAACAACGCTTTCTTCCGTTGTAAATGTTGCAAAATCTCCAAATACAAAATGGATAAACTTATTTGCTTACAATTGCATATTTGACAGCGGTAGTGTTGACTATAGTGAAGTTGATTTAACAGCAAACAATACCATTAGTTCGTCAAATATTTTTGGAGGCAAACTGACTGAGAGTTTGCAGATTTTTGGCTCAAGAGCGTTAGCGGTTGCCGGAGGATTAGCAAAAGGAAATGTTTTTGTAAACAGAAAAACTGTTACGGCTGGTAGTTTTGTTATTGGCGTTGAATACCAAATTTTAACAGTTGGAACAACAGACTTTACCTTAATTGGCGCATCAGCAAATACTGTAGGAATAAATTTCACCGCTTCGGGCGTTGGAATAGGAACCGGAACCGCGTACGCTCACACACTAGACATTTTAATTTAAAAAAATCAAATATGACATTGCCAAATAAAATCAGAAGAATTTGCATAGGCGTAGAGCCTAAAAATCAATTTGTGTATTCAGTAGGTGGAATTTTTCCTCTTACGGTAAACAAAACAAGAAAAGAGGTTGTGATTGAAAATATCGAAGATTCCGAAAAGTATTTCTTGATTTATGTAAACACCGGTGGAGAAGTTCAATTGTGGAAGAAGATTCCAAAAAATGAGTTCACAACTGTTGAATTTGAAATTGATTAATTATGCAATCAGCGTTTAAATTTGTAGTAAGTCCGTATCAAGGCAAGCAATACAACGACACAAAAAAAGTCGGAGATGTAGAACTTATAATTTGCAATTCAATAGAAGAAGCAATCGATGTTTCGAGAGTCGCGGTTATTGAGTCTTTGCCTCTAAATTACAAAGGAAACGTCAAAGTAGGAGATTTGGCAATTGTCAATCACAATATATTCAGAATCAATTTTGACCACAAAGGAATTCCTTTGCAATCTGAATGGTATATTTCAGAAAACAAGTTTGCTATTTCGTCAGATATGATTTATATGATTGTGCGAGACGGAGAATTTATTCCTACCGACGACAATGTTTTTGTTTTGCCAATGAGAGAAAATGATTTTTGGTTAGGAGAAATAGAAAGCGAAAATGTTGGATTTGCCAAGTATGTAAATGATGATTTAAAATCAAAAGGCGTGGCTCCCGGCTCAAGAATAGCATTTAAGCAAGGCTCAAAATACATCTTTGAAATATTTGGAGAGAAATTATTTATGATGAAAAGTAGAAGAATTGTAGCCAAGCTAAACTAAAAATAATTACCTTTACACTTTATAAACCCTTTAAACCCTAAAATTATGTCACGTATTAAGAAGGTCATTCAGACCACATCTAAAACGACAGCAGTAGAATGTAATGGCTATGACGCTATTATTCAAACAGTCCCTTTAACTGATTCGGCAGACGGTTCATTTAGTTTTACCGTAAACAACTCTTATGTTCAATCGGTTTCGACAATTTTGCTTACGCCGATTTATCCGCTTTTAACCGGTAACACATCGAGAGCGGTAACTTTAACCGGCACTTCCGGAACCGCAAACATTGTTGTTGGAGGAACAAACTATTTAGCAACATTTACAACAAACTTAACGACTTCAGCAAACAACTTTGTGACTTCTCACTCAGCTACATTGTCAGCTTTGGGAATTACGGTTACCGCTAACTCCGGAGTTTTAACTTTTGTTGCCGACACAGACACATTCCCTACTATTACAGTAGCTAATGTTTCAGGAGATTTAGACGGAACAGTTGCTTCAGCATCAGCTATTTCAACTACAGGAAATGTTCACGTTAATCTTGTTTCTTCAACAAAAGGCTCTTTTGTGGTAAGAGTAACAAATATCGGGACAAGTGCTTTAAATCATTTTGCTTCTTTTGCGTTCAAATTAACGCATAACTAAACCTACAACACTTTTCATTAAAAACCGATTCGTAATTGAGTCGGTTTTTTTATTGGTATAATTTGTATCTTTGACATTATATTTTATTTCAAATGAAAAATTTATCAGCAGATATTGAGATTGCAATTAAAGACGCAATTTCCGGAATGAATTTGGACATTAACATCTTAGATGTTGATGATGACAAATTAGCTGTATTGATGTCTTCTCGATTAGAATCGTTTTCGGCCACAAAGGAAATGATAAAGCTTTGGCAAGAATCACCTAACGCGCCAAGCCAAGCAAAACTTAGAAAAAACGCAGAGGAACTTATAAAATCGGGAGAGAACTCGATAGAAGTACTTCGCCAAGCGCTAAGAAAAAAAATAGCATTTAGTGAATTAGACACAGAGAAATATGGTAAGGCAATTAAGTCTAAGCCCGTAATTTTCAAGGCAATTAACGAGATTAATGCCGGAGTACTGTCTTTGAAACTTCAGTTAGACGCAGACCAATTAGACTTTAAAGAACGCGAATTTCGACGTGGATTTTCCGAGAAATTTGCCTCGCAAGAATTCTTCCCCGCAAAAGATTATCACAAGGAATGGTATGATAAAGAAACCGATTCGGTAATGATTTGTCCGCTTGGCACAAAAGGTAAAGTGATTACTCTTGACGGATTAAACATTATGCTTCCGGCGCCACCAAAATCAAAAAAGAAAATACTTTTCAGTAATTTACCAAAAGAAGAACAGTATTGGCGAAGAACAGAACCGCCTCAAGGGCTTACTCCGGAAAACGAAGACGTGTACTACGATTTTATTATTGAGGAATTCCGCAAGCGTAGGGAGGGAGTTTGGTTTATGAATAACGGCGAACCGGTGTATCTTACCCCAGCGCATTATATGGCGTTGCAATGGGTAAAAATGTTGGATACCGGCTCGTTTATGGATTTCAGATATGCGCAAGCAGAAATGTTTTACTTCACGCGCGCTTGTGTTTTAGATCCGCGATGTTTAGGAGAGCTGTTTGTAAAGTCACGTCGTACAGGGTTTACCTATCAGATTATTTGCGAAATGATAAATGACGGAACCGGAACGTCAAATGCTAAACTTGGTATGATTTCAAAAACCGGTGATGATGCTCAAGAAGCATTTTTAAAAATGACTTATGGAATTCAAAACTTACCATTCTTTTTTATACCGGTAGTCAAAGGCAAAATTGACAGTAAAACAGAAGTTGAATTCGCCAAGCCTTCAGATTCGAGTAAGGTTGCCAAAAAGAAAAAAGACAATAGCACCGATGATTACTTGAATACTTTAATGAATTGGAAAACGACTACTGAATCTGCTTATGACGGACAAAGAATGTATCGTTTGCTAATTGACGAGGCGTCAAAACCATTACCTCCATTTAATCTTGAAACTTATTGGGGGCGTGTATCTCCGACTATTAATAACGGTGGTAGAATTGTAGGTAAAATATACGTTGGTTCAACGGTAAACCCTATGAAACTTGGCGGGGATAAGTTCTTGAGAATGTACAAAGGCGCCATGGTTTCAAAAAGAGACAAGGACACACAAAGAACACCAAACGGTCTGTACGCCTACTTCTTGCCGGCTCATAAAAATATGGAGTTGTTTACCGATAAATACGGAGTTTGTCATACTGTTGTACAGCCGGGCGAATCGTTTACCAATGTTTACGGAACCGAAATATTCGAAGGTTCAATTCAATATTTGGAAAACATTCGTCGCCAAAAAAGAAAGCAATCTGATATTTTGTACAACGAGGAATTACGCGCTAATCCAATGACTGTTGAAGAAGCGTTTAGAGATGAGGCTAAGGCAAGTATGTTTAATCTCGAGAAGATAAATGACCAAATTGCTTATAATGACTCTCAAGATGTTGAACAAAAACAACTTGTTCGCGGTAATTTCCAATGGAAAGACGGGCAAAAAGATTCTGTCGTAGAGTGGCATCCAAACCCAAGAGGTAGATTTTTACTAAGTTGGATTCCACCTAAAGAATTACAGAATAAATGGGAGATGAAAGTCAATATGTTTGGTGGAAGAAGCAAGCATCCGTCCAATGAAGATTTAGGATGTCTTGGCATTGACTCTTATGATATTAATTCGACAATTGATTCTAAATTAGAAAACACAGAGAATGGAAGCGAATGGTCGGGAGGTTCTAAAGGAGCAATATCCGGAGTTACTTCTAAATTCACATTGAAAGATGCCCCGAGCAATTCTTTCTTTTTAGAGTACATTGCCCGACCGGAAACAGCCGAAATGTTTTTTGAAGATTGTTTAATGGCTTGTGTGTTTTATGGTATGCCGGCGCTTGTCGAAAATAACAAAGCACGATTGCTTTACCACTTTAAAAACAGAGGTTACCGAGGATTTTGTCTTAGCCGATTTGACAAGCCTTCTAACAGATTGAGTCCTACCGAAAAAGAAATTGGTGGAATTCCTTCAAACTCCGCGGACGTTATTCAAATGCACTACACGGCAATTGAGGCTTATGTAGAAAAATACGTTGGGTATTATACTCAAGGAGATGATTTGGCTCCGGTAAGAGAAGAAAACGAAATTGGTTCAATGCCTTTTAACAGAACATTGCGCGATTGGGCAAGTTTTAATATTTCAGACAGAACAAAATCGGATATTTCAATTGCCTCGGGTTATGCCTTAATGGGCGTAAACAGACATAGTTACAAGTTTCAAAACGAAGCACCGGCGCCAATTGCTTTTAAAATTCGTTATAATTAATTGTGATTTTGCCAATTATAGAAAAATAATATGAATTCTACAACTTATATAAAGTTTTTCTATCTTTGTTGTGTAAATATTTATCAGACAAATGGATAATAGTAAGAACGGCAATTTCAATATAAGCCCAATGGTTAGTTTTCCAAGTCAATTGGAACCATTCGAAGTGAAAAAAACTAAAGAGTGGGGGCTAAGATTGGCTCAGTCAATACAAAGCGATTGGTTTTACGGAATGAATACCGGAAACTTTTTGTCTTCTCAATTCAATTTGCAAAGACGTGATTTTTTACAAAGACGTTTATACGCAAAAGGATTGCAGTCAATGGACAAATACAAAGAGCAATTCAAATCAGACGGAGATAAGTCGTTCTTAAATCTTCCAACTAAACCGATTAGTATTATCCCTAAATTAGTTGACGTGGTTGTTAATGGAATGGCCGACAGAGGTTATTCTATTCGCGCTACTTCAATTGACCCGATTGGCCACAAAGAAAGAGTAGCTTACAGAGAACAGATTGAAACTGATGTTCTTTCAAAAGACATAATTGTTCAAGCAAAAGAAAAATTAGGTGTAGATGTAGCTAGTATGCCGCTAGAACAACTTCCGGAGACCGACGAAGAATTGAACTTGCATATGGAGCTTGAGTACAAGCAATCTATTGAGCTTTCTCAAGAATTGGCAATTGAGCAAGTGATGAATGACAACCGGTACAACGACAAAATAGACAGAATGGTTAAAAAAGACCTAACTATTTTGGGAGTTTCTTGGGTTAAGCATCGTTTTGTTCCGGACAAAGGAATTGTAATCGAGTATGTAAATCCGGAAAACAAAGTACAATCATATACCGACGACCCTTATTTTGAAGATTGCTATTACCACGGAGAATTTAAGACGGTTCCGCTAACTCAAATTTATACGGATTACCAATGGCTTAATCTTCCGGAAAACGCAGATATAAAAGCGCAAGTTGAATATTCAGCAAACGGATGGTGGGAATACAATTTGATTGCAAGCAACGACAGAATTAAAGGAGTTGCCAATTTGCTTTATTTTACATACAAAACCACAAGACCAAAGCAAAGAAAGATAAAACTTAAAGCCACCGGAGAGAAAAGAATTATCCCAATGGAATACAAAGGGAATCCGGACAAAAACCCAAACATTAAAATAACAACCGTAGAGGAAGAAGTTTTAATGGAAGGAGTTTATGTTTTAGGAACAGACATAATGCTTAAATGGGAAGTTGCCGAATCTATGGTTAGACCAAAATCTAACAGACAAAAGGTAATTGACCAATACATAGGCGTTGCTCCTAATATGGAAAGAGGTTACATAGATTCGCCGGTCGCTAGAATGATACCGGTAGAAGACCAATTAAACATACTAGAATTAAAAGGTGCTCAAATCATTCAGAAAATACAACCTGACGGGTTTATGATTGATGTGGATGCTATTGCCGAGTTAGACTTAGGAAACGGCTCCAAATTAAACGTTCAAAATGTTGTAGATATGTTTTGGCAAACCGGTAGTATTTTTACTAGAAGTTTTGGAGCAAGTGGCGACCCAATGTATTCTAAGCCTATTACTGAATTAAGAACCGGAGACTCTATAACTAAACTACAAGCACTTACCGCTCAAAAAGCGCAGTATATGGATCAGATGCGTGACGTTATCGGATTAAACAAAGTTTCCGATGCTTCAACACCTGATAAAGATTCGTTAGTAGGAGTTCAAAAACTCGCTTCTTTAAATTCAAATATTGCGACTCGTCATATTTTAGACGGGGCTTCTGACATAACAAAAAGAATAGCATTAGCTATTACATATCGAATACACGACTTATTAAAATTCACCGAATTAAAAGAAGATTTCTCAAGAAAAATAGGTTCGACATCTGTTAAGACTTTGGAGTCTGTAAAAGATTTGCATTTGCACGATTTCGCAATTTACTTAGATTTACATTTAGACGATGAGGAACGTGCGAAATTAGAACAAGATATGTCATTGGCAATTGACAAAGGGATGATTAGTATTCAAGATAAATACAAGGTTTTGAATATTAAAAACTTCAAACTTGCGTTGTCTTATATGACTATTTTGGTAAACAAGTATCAGAAAAAACAACAAGAGCAAAAAGCCCAAGAGTACAAGACACAAGCCGATGAGAATATACGTGCTGCACAAAGCGCAGAGCAAGCTCGTCAGCAAACGGCTCAAATGATTAGTCAATTTGATATGGCCAAGCAACAATTGGTTAATGACGGATTGATACAAAAAGAGCAAGTCAAAGGACAAGAAGACCGTTCTACATTGGAAATTAAAATCGAAGGAGATTTGATGGTTGCCCAAGCACAATCAGGTGTTAAAATGCAGATTCAAGAAGAAATGGAAAACCGTAAGGACGAAAGAGAGAATCTTAGATACACAAATCAAAGCAAGGAAAACTACAAAAAAGAAACTGGCGGTGCGCCAATTGATTTCACTCAAAACGATGAAATAAACGAAGTGTTTAAAATGTAACAAAATATTTTTTTGATAGAAAGCCGATTTCGAGTCTAAGCGACTGACTTCGGTTTTTTTGTTATAACTAAAATCTAAATACTATGACAAAACAAGAACAAGAAAAACACTTCAACGAAGTAACAGAAACAATGCGTAATATTTTATTATCTAAAGGTGACGATTACGCAAATACAGACCGTTTAAGCAACTTTAAATTAGCAGGAAACATTAGCGGTTTAAATGCTGAATTAAATTGCTTGTCTTTAATTGCAACTAAAGTAGCACGTTTAGGAGTTTTATTAAATTCACAAAAAGAGCCTAATAACGAAAGTATTAACGATAGCGCTTTAGACTTGGCAAATTACGCAATTTTGCTATCAATGATTTTAAAAGATAAAAATGAGAGATAATTTTAAATTGTTTGCAACAGGTTTTACACAAGTTTTCTTCGTAGCAATCAACACCTATTTTTTAAGTAAAGAATTTTATCTTGGAGTTTTTATTTGCGGAATTATAATTTCATTAATTTGGAGTTGGAATGTCAAAAAAGTTGCTTTTGGGACATTAAGAGATAGGCTTTTTTATTCATTTGGCGCCGGATTCGGAAGTTTATTCGGATTAATTGTATCAATATTGTTTTTTAAATTATGAAATCACTCGAAGAAAGAATTGCTGAGTTGCAAAATAAAATGGAAAAGAAACTTGATTGCGGATGTAATGATGGACGTTTAAATAGCCTATACAGAGAGTTGCTTAAACAGAAATTTATAAATTACCCAACTAGTCAAAAGTAACTTATAAGTTACCAATATTTAATAAAAAAACCCGTAGCAATTAAGTTACGGGTTTTGTTTTGCTTAAAACTTTGAAATACAAAGTTCTTTCAAATACTATAAAAAAATAATATGATTTTTAAAAGCGTAATAGATTTTTTCTATCTTTGCGTATAATTACTATTTTAAATCTAAATCAAAATACAATGAACACAGAATTAGAAAATACCGAAGAAACAGCGGAAGACTTGCAAGGCAAGATTGAAAACGCTGAAACTCAAGAGCAAGAACAAGTTGTAAGATGGAATGTTGTAGACGAAAATCAAGTTGAAAAACCATTTGTTCCTGCTACTGAAGAAGCGCAGAAAGAGGAAGAAGAAAAGCCGGAAGAAACAGTAGAAACTGTTGAGGATGAAAAAGAAGTGGTTGAAACCGTTGAAGTTGTAGAAGAAAAAAATGTCGTTCCGCAAATTGACGAGCAATCAGTAATCAACTTCTTAAAAGAAAAAGGAATAAACGCAAACACTCTTGACGAATTAAAACCAAAAGAGCAAGAAGCGCTAGACCCTGAAACAGAGGCTTATCTAAAGTTCCGAAAAGAAACCGGTAGAGGTTACCAAGATTTTATGCAAACGCAAAAAGATTGGAGCCAAGAACCTCAAGAAGACGTTCTTAAGCAAGTTTTGAAAATGAAATATCCTGACTTGGATGAAGACGAAATCGAATTCAAGTTCAAGAAACAATATAGTTTTGACCCTGACTTTGACGACGAAGATGTCGTTATGGAAAAGAAGATTAACTTAAAAACCGATTATCGAGAAGCATTAAACCTTTTAGAAAGTCAAAAAGAACAGTATATGACTCGCAGAAGTTCTGATGAGTTTGTTCCGGAAGACTACAAGAAAGCAAAAGAATTCTTGGATAATTACAATAAACAATTAGAAGAAAATCAAACTGTTCACAAACAGCTAAGGTCAGACTTCGAGCAAAAAACAAACGAATTGTTCTCTGAAAAATTTGAAGGTTTCAAATTTAAAGTAGGTGACCAAGAGTTTGTAGTAAAGCCCGAAGATGTGCAACAAGCAAAAACCTTATTGTCTGACGTAAGCAATTTTGACAAAAAGTTCTTTGATGAAACAGGAAAGTTAAAAGACCCACAAGGTTACTATAAGGCGTTGTACTTAGGTATGAACGCTGATAAAATGGCAGAGCATTTCATTAATTTGGGAATGGCAATGCAGGCCGAAAAAGAGGAGCGAGAATCTAAAAATATTCCTTTACCGGGAACGAAGCAGGTTCAATCCCCACTTAGTAATTCGTCTAAACCTTGGACTGTTGTAAAAGACTAATTTTTCTTCTAGTTGTGTGAAAGCAAAAAAAAAGAATAACACAACCCTAAAAATTAGAAACAATGAGCGTACAAGTCTCTCCGGGCGTATTACTTACCCCGACACCAACAAAAACCCCTACTCCTACGAATTACATTAGTGATTCCGAGTACAACTTGCTTACTCAGTACATTCCTGAGTTAGAAGAAAAAATTGTAGACCGTTTCGGTACACAAAACATTACCGGTATGCTTGAGGCATTAGGTAAAGAATCTCCATTCCAAGCGGATTTAATCAAATGGAATGAAGAAGGAAGATTGACACAATTAGCAGAAGGAGTTACTCGTTCTTCTAACGTGTTTACGTCAAACTCTCACACTTTCCGTGTTGGAGAAACGATTGTGGTTAGAACTGCTAATGGTGCAGATTTACGTCAAGGACAAATTACCGCTGTAACAACCAACACCTTTACTGCTTTATGTGGTAACGCTGCTGGATGGACAGGAACAAGCGGATTAACCGTTTATGCTGACTCTAACGAATTCCAAAAAGGAACAACCGGTCTTGAAGTAGGATTGAATTCTCAAGTTCAACAATTTACTCAAAAACCGATTATCATCAAAGAATTCCTTGAAGAAACAGGCTCTAACTTAGCGTTAAGAACTTGGGTTGATACCGGTGAAGGTTTCTTGTGGTATTTCAAAAACTTGAAAGATACCAAAATGCGTTTCAACAATGCTATCGAGAACAAATTAATTATGGGTAAACTTTGGGAAGGTGACTTAGCTGGCGCCGGAGTTCAAGGTACTCAAGGTTTATTCTCCGCTGCTGAAGAAGGAAATATTTTCTCCGGACAAGCAACTGACTTAGACGATTTTGATGAAATCATCGATAGAATGAACGCTCAAGGTGGTATTTCTGAAAACTATTTGTATATCACATCTGCTCAAAGTAGAGTTATTGACAGAATGTTAAAAGCGGAAAACGTTACCGGTGTATCTTGGGGAGAATTCTCTAATGAAGCAGAAATGTTGAAATTAGGATTCGAAGCTTTCAAATACGGTGGTTACCAATTCAAAAAATCGCTTTGGAGATTCTTAGACAATCCTACAACTGAAGGTTCTGCTACCGGAGCAACTAAGTATCACGGAATTATGATTCCTATGGGGTCTAAAAAAGTGTACGACGTTATGACCGGTAATACAGCGACTAACCCTATCTTACACGTGAAATATCGTGCTAGCCAAGCTACTAACCGTAAGTACAAAATGGCCATCAGAGATTGGGATAACGGAACCAACCCTGAAGACGCTCGTATTACAGAGTTCATCACAGAAAGAGCTTTGTGTTTAGCAGCGAGAAATAACGTGATGGTTTTCCGTGGGTAATCCTTAGAAGAAATCACAAACAAGTTAAAGGGCTTGGATTTATTTCAAGCCCTTTTTTTAAATAAAATCTAACTTTAAATTGAATAAAAATGGGAAACACCAATTGGAAGCCATTCGGAAGCAATAATTCCGGACAGCAAAAAAATGAAAATCAGTCAAAAGAAAGTCAAAAAGTTGATGAAAAAACAACGACTGAAGAACCAAAAATCGTTATGACGCCTTCTGAAATAGAAGCGTTGTTAGAAAAAAAACTTGAAGAAAAACTTCAAAACACTTCAAAACCTGAGCCGGTACAAGAGAAAGTTATTACTCAGATCAAAAACACAAATACCGACGATATTCCCGAATTGAGAAATTTTGTTCCTAAAGAACGTATTTACGTTTTAACCAATGGAACCAAACCAATTTCTCACGGATTACAAACAAGACACAAGCCGGGAAGTCCGCTTCAGTACATCAATCCGGAAACACAAGAAGTACACGCTTTATTTTATTCATTGACCGAAACGTCTTTTTTCAAAGACAAACATAAGGGCGATGCAAGAGTAGAACACGTTCACTTCAAAGACGGTATGCTAAAGACTTATGAGCAAGACATCAAATTGCAAAAGTTCTTAGCTATTCACCCGGGCAACAAAGCAATGGGAGGTACTTTATTTGAGGAATACAATCCTTCAAAAGAAGCAGAAACTACATTAGAGCAAGAAGAATTATTGTTCAAAGCAATGGAGGTTTCAAGAAGCATCAGTTTTGTTAAGCTAGACGCAGTAGCGAGATTATTGTGTTCTGATTATAAAGAAACTTGGGAACCGGCAGAAGTTAAAAAAGCAGTTTACTTGGAGGTTAAAAAACAACCGACAAATTTCCTTAAATTGGCAAATGACCCAGTTTTAGAGATGAAAGGAATTGCAAAAACCGCTGTTGACAGAGGATTGATTACTTACAAAAACTACCGATTCTTAAACGACAAAGGAGAAGTGATTTGCGAAGTATCAAGAAACCAAGACGAGTACGATGCTATTTGTGAGTATTTCTTAACCGGCAACGGAAGAACGACATACGAGTTTCTTCGTAACGCAATTAGTTAATACTGTTTGACTATAAATTAAAAGCGCTTCAATCGAGGCGCTTTTTTATTGAAATCTAATATCATCGTATTTCACAATGCTTTTGTACCAATCATTTCCAACCTGCCTAATTTCTAAAATTTTTAAACTAACAACGTTTTTCTCTACAACTTGTTTTTCTATTGAATAAAACTGCCTTGTGTATATGGTGTCTCCTTTTTTAAATTTCATACATTGTTCAACGGTGTACATTTCAGTTTTTTTATATCCATTTGTGTTATCACATCCTAAAAAAACAAAACCAAGTAAGACCAATAAAAATCCTGTTTTTTTCATAATTTTAATTGTTAATTAAGTTTAAAATTTAAAACAAAACTACATCTATTTACTTCAACTTGCAAAGACAATAGAAAAATAGTATCGATTAATAAACTGTTATCATTTTTTTCTATCTTTGCTATGTAAATTAGCAAGTTATGATTTCTGTAAATCAGGTTAGAAATGTTGTGATGTTTCTTTTAGCGAAGAACAACCGCGGTTATCTTGGTGTGGACGAATTTAATTCGTTTTGCCAATTGGCGCAATTGGATATTTTTGAGAACTTATTCTACCAATACAATCAGTTTATCAACAAAGAAAACAGAAGATTGACGGGTACTGAATACGCAAACATTCCTAAAAACTTACGCGAACAAATTGACATTTTTGCCGAGTACACTACAGAATCAAACTTTACATACGACGGAGCAACTAATCTTTGGACTTACACGGGAAATGATTTGTACAGAGCAGAGAACTTGTCATTAGTAGAAACTGCTACTCAGAAAAAGATTGACATTCAAGAGGTTCAAAAAAGAGATTTGAATATTTTGAAGAATTCGCCAATGACGGCGCCAAGTTTATTATTCCCTTACTATGTTCGTAAAGGAGTTGGATTTGAGATTTCGCCAATTGTTCCGAGCGGTTATTATGCGGAGCTTTTCTACATCAGAACGCCTAAAAATCCACGCTGGACGTACGTTACGGTATCAGGAAACGCCATTTACAACGCTAGTGCTTCCGATTTGCAAGATATTGAGTTACATCAAAGCTTATTTGAAAAAGTTGTAGCCAAGGTATTGTCTTACGCTGGTCTGTCAATTCGTGAGTCAGAAGTGATTCAAGCAGCGAATTCAGAAGAAATGAATACTTGGCAAATGCAAAATCAACCATAAAAATTTAAGAGATGCCATTAAGTCAAACCGACCAACAATATTACGAAAACGATGATTTGCACGGAAATTACCAATTTATCGGCATAGAAGACCTTGTGAATAATTTTCTTCAAAACTTCACCGGTGACGAAACGCTTCTTGGTTATGTGCCAAGGCAAAAAGTTGTTTATCAAGTAAAGCAGGCAATTCGCGAATTTTCAATAGGATTTTTAAATCAAGTTCGAGTAGTTGAATTAGAATTGAACGATGCTAACAATATTATTTTGCCACCGGATTATGTCAACTACGTCAGAATATCTTGGGTAAACAAAAAAACGGGTAGAATTCAGCCGATGTCTCAAAACAAACATCATCCGCTAGGAATCGCTTATTTGCAAGACAATACCGGCGACATACTTTTTGACAACAACGGAGAAATCTTAGAAGGTACGACAGCTATAGAAGCGATAAACGATGCAATAGATGTTCCTTCAATAGAAAGTTTTGACGCAAGTTTGTTCCCTAATTTTCCTTACGGATATTTTGGCGGTTACACAAGGTATCAAATCAACCCTATTTACAATTACGACACTACAATTAATACCAATGGGACTTTTGACATAAACGACAAAAGAATACATTTTGGTTCGGATAGTGTAGAAAGAATAATTCTTTTAGAATACATATCTGACGGTCTCCAAGTAGCGGAATCAGAAATGAAAGTTCACAAATTTGCCGAGCAATCGGTTTATGATTATGTTCACTACAATTTGGCAAGAACGTCAATTAGGGTTGCGGATTACGAAAAAAGAAATCTTAAAAAAGCATACGACACATCCTCTCGAAACGCAAAAGTAAGAATGTTGGGCATAAAACCTCAAGAGTTTTTGCAGTTATGGAAACAAGGGAAAACGACAATACGATAGTCAATGAAAATTCAAAATAATTTTACGCAAGCAGTAATTGATAATGATAGAGATGAGCGCTTTACAAACGGCGCTCTTGTTGGTACGCCTAAAAACGTGACCATTTTTACGTCAAATGGAAACGACTCCGGTGTTTTGAAAAATATTCCGGGAAACATCAAAAAATCCAATTACGCAAACGACGTAAATTATTCTTATGCCGGCGCAAGAACTATTGGCGTGGGCAGAAACGACGCAAACAACAAACTTTATCATTTTGTAAAAGCTACCGGTTTTGATTATGTTATTGAGTTTGATACTTTGACATTTCAATCTACAAGAATTCTTGGCGCAACGACCGGCGGTATTTTAAATTTTCAAGGCAGAATACCAAACGTTGATATTTTCATTGATGCAGTTTCGCAAGATGTGATATTGTTTTGGTCGGGAGATAACAATCCGCCAAGATGTGTGAATGTAGAAACCGCTAAAACTTGGGCAATTGACGGATTTACAAATGATGAAATATCAGTAATGAAGCCTTCGCCAATATTCGCTCCGTCAATAAACCTTACTACAAGCGTAGAAGGAGTTCAAAATAATTTTATCGAAGACAAAATGCTTTGTTTTGCTTATCGATACAAATACAGCGATGGGTATTATTCGGCGCCAAGTTCTTGGTCAAAAGTTGCTTTTACGCCAAGGGCATTTAATTTAGACTATCAGACCTATGAAAATTTAGGTATGCTTAATTTATCGAACGCTGTTGATATTGATTTCAATACGGGCGCTAGAGATGTTAAGCAAATAGATTTGCTTTTTAGAAAAAGTGATTCCACGATTATTTATGTAATTGAGGAATTCGTAAAAGAAGAAGAAGGTTGGGCGGACAACACAACACAAACTTTTCAATTTAGCAAATCAAAAATATACACGACATTAACCGACGATCAATTTTTCAGAAACTTTGATAACGTTCCGTTAATTGCTCGTGCGCAAACAATTATTGGAAACAGAATTGCTTACGCTAATTTTATTGAAGGACGTGATTTAGGTGTTGTAATTGATTTTGAAGCGGAAGTAGTAACAGAAGAACCGTTTTCAAGCGAGATAGAAGGCGAAACTATTGATTATGATGGCTCGGTAGATTATTCTAATATCGTTGATTTTGAACAAGGAACGCAAGTACAAGGCTCAATACTAGGCGACCAAATGGATTTCGCTACTAACACGGTAGAAATTGACTTGTCTGCTGTTGGCGCCACAGAAGCGGATTTTTTGGTTACCATTACTCCAAAAGCAGGATTTTCAACGACGCCATATACCGTAACATTTAAAGAAGGCGCAACCGTACTGCAACAAAATACGGGATTGGTAGGTACAGAAGAAGTTATTTATCAAGTAGGCTCAGATAAAGACGTTCAAATTTATGTGACTTCTGATGATGGATTAATTTATGATTGTGATTTAATATACAGAATTGAACTTCTCGGAGCTGATATATCAACTTATTTGTATCAAGGATTTCATCAATTAGCATTTCCAAAACAAGGGGGATATGGCTCTACGCTTGTCGGAGACATTGTAATTGACCAAATTGCAGAATTTGACATGACCGATTACGTGTTTGTAGCGGGCAATCAAATAAGAATAAACTTGGACTTGCAATCGTCTTTGGTAGAAGGACATGCTCCTTCAGTAACATTTTTTTACAATCTAACATCTGACTATACCAATTTAGCAGACTTCTTGGCGAATTCGGGATTTGTGTATCAGCTAGAAACTGTATTTACGCAGACATTCGAGAATAACTTTCAGTCAGGCGCAGGCACGTTTGTATCAATTACTGATTTTGAAGTAACGCAGTCTGGAAATTTGCTAAGGGTAAAAACTCCGATTATAGTTTACAATGTAACAGAGCCAAGCGGTGTAATAGAAAACAAAAACGAATTCTACTTAGTTGTAAACTCTAATTTACAAACTGTTGACCAAAATGCCTTTACATCACTACACTCAAACAGAGATTACGAAGTAGGGCTTATATATATGGACGAACAAGGACGTAAGACTACGGTGTTAAACTCAATGAATAATACCGTTCATATTCCTGCCGACAACTCGGATTTGACAAACAAATTAAGCGTTACCATCAACAACAATCCGCCTACTTGGGCGAAATACTATAAATTCGCAATCAAGCAAGTCAAAAAAGATTACGACATTGTTTACGGAAACAAGGTTTACACCGACGGCATTTATCGATGGATAAAACTTGAAGGACAAAGCAAAAATAAAGTAAAAGAGGGTGATTTGCTGACTATAAAATCTGATTATTCAGGCGCTTTATCAGAGGTTAGAAAAGTCGAGGTTTTAGAAGTTGTTCAGCAAAACGAAAATTTCATATCTGGCAATTTGCTCTCTAACGGTGATGAACTTTTAGAAGAAGCGGGATTGTACTTTAAGATTAAACAAGGTAATTTCAACATTAACGTTGTTGGTCAAAACTTTCAAACTTACGAAGGACAAGCGGGTTACAATAAATATGCTGAAACCGAACCTAAATTCGGAGAGTACGATGGCGCTACTTGGGTTCCTACACCTATAAATGCGGGTGCGCAAATTAAAATTACCATACTTGTAAGAGCGACGGTTCTTAGCGAATCAAACGAAACTTACGAGGGGATTTTTAATGTGCAAGACGATTATCCTAGTATAGAAGATTGGTTTACTGCTGAAGTAGAAAACGACCCTGAGTTTTCTTTGTTCGCTTCAAACTACTTAATCGATTGGAACTTTACAACTGATGGGGCAACTTTTAGAGCTAAGGGAGATTCTATTCCTTTTTTTTCGTTTGATTTAGCCACAAAAGTAACTTTTGATGTAAATTTCTCGGGCGGACTATTAATTTTTGAAACTGAGCCAATCGAGCAATTAGAATCTCCGTTTTTTGAAACTCCTGAAACATTTACAATCACCGCTGGCGCACACGAGTTTACTACACATTTATTAAGCGATGCGTTTAATTGTTTTGCTTTTGGAAATGGTGTTGAAAGTTATAAAGTAAGGGATTCGGCAACAGGTGACAGTTTCAGCATTGACTCAAACCCATCCGACATTAACAAAGAAGGCTATCGTCAATTAAACCGATTTGCGGATATTACTTATTCAGAAATTTACAATTCAAACACGAACGTAAACAGACTGAATGAATTTAACTTGTCGCTTGCAAATTACAAAGATGACGTAGAGAAGATTTACGGTTCCATTCAAAAGATAAAAGGAAAAGACACCAATCTTGATGTTTTCCAAGAAGACAAGGTGAGCATCGTTTACTACGGTAAAGATTTATTGTTCAATGCTGATGGAACAACAAACCTTACAGGTGTACCTCAAGTTCTTGGCCAACAAAAAACATACAATTCCGAATATGGAATTTCAGAAAATCCGCAAAGTTTAGACTACTACGCCACCAACGCGTATTTTACCGACATTAAAAGAGGTGTGGTACTAAAGAAAAACGAAAGCAACGGATTGTTTGAAATCTCAAGCCAAGGAATGAGAAGTTATTTCAAAGAGTTATTCCGAGATAACGCAATCAATTTTATCCGCGGACAATACGACCAATATTACGACATTTTCATTTTGAATATTCAAATGAACGATGACGAGTATGTAACGTGGATTTATAGCGATGCTCAGAATGGATGGCTTTCTACTCAAGATTTTAATCCCGAAGAAATGATTAGAGTGAACGGAAACCTATTCTCGTTTAAAAACGGAGAAGTTTACATTCATAATCAAGAATTCGATGGTTCTAACCCTAATTACAACATCTTCTACGGAGAAAGTTTTCCTAGCGAGGCAAGTTTTAACTATAGCCAAGAAGCAAGCGTTCGTAAAAACTACAAGACAATCGAAATAGAAGGAAGTACAGCGGTTCAAATCGGATTAACAACAGATTTAGACCGAGGATATGTAAACTTGGCGGATTTCGAGAAAAAAGAAGGTGTGTTCGTAGCATACACAAGATACGACAATGGAGTTGTAAATACAGAGTTGTTGTCTTATCAAGGAATTGGACAAGCAACAATATCCGGACTTACTTTAGATTTTGGATTTGAAATCGACCCTATTATTTCGGTTGGAGATTTGATTTTAAATTCGAATTTGCAAATTGTCGGAACTATTGTTTCAAAAACAGCGAATTCATTAACATTGAACACGGTAAATAATTTATCCTCGGGAGATTTTGTATTAGCAAGTAAACCTAAAAGCGTACAACAACAAGGATTGACGGGCTATTATATGCGAGTAGATATGTCTTTTGAAAGCAATAGGCGAGAGGAAATTTATGCGGTCAACTCCGAAGTTTTCAAATCGTTTATGTAATAAAAAAGCCTCTCAATTACGAGAGGCTTTTTTATTCTCAAATCTTCGGAATACAATTCAAGGTACTTTCCGATGTTCATAGGCTTATATATTGATTTTATTGGTGTTTATAGATGATGTTTACATATAGTAGTTAGCAGCAAGCTAATAGCCACTGTTCAGCCATTGCCATCGCTATACCTTCAAATGTCTTACTGCTTTCTTTTGCATTTTTTGCAGTACCTCTGCTATGTTTTTGTCCTCTTTTTGCTCCGCCAGTATTTGAAGGTAAATAAGGCTTATAGTTTTCCTTTATATCAGTCGGCTTTAATAGTGGTAAATTTTTAAGCCACAGCAGGGTTTTCTTACTGTATTCATGTCCATACTCATAAGGTTGCACGGCTTGGCTATGTTTTGGCAATTCAACTACTTTTAAAGGTACAGGGTTTTCAACTGCAATGTATTTTATTGGAGCATTTAGTAGTTTTAAAAACATATCCTTCGCCTCCATTGCTTGTTCAAACCTTTTTGCGTTTAAATTCCCTGCTGGTTGGTACATCCATCTTGCACCTGCTTTACTCATGTAAGTGCATGGTGGGTGTGCAATCATCATATCATATTTACCACTATAAGCCTCCTTTACTGCATCGCCTTGTATATGCCATTCGGGGTGTCCGCCACTTGGTTCTTGTAAGTCACAACTATAAGCATCTATTCCCAACGCACGAAATGCTTTACAAACTGTTTGCGATTCTTCACAGGCTATTAAAACTTTAAAACCGCCAGCTGCTAACATAGTATATATGTCAGTTGCGGTTTGTGCTGTATTTGATGTTTCTACCATTTTATTAAGTTTTGTTTAAATTGATACGTTCGTGCTATTAATCGCAACCGAACATATATACTCGACCGTTAGCATCCATTTATTTAAACCACTGCTTAATCTGTTCAGTTCTTTGTTCAATCATCTCATTAATTTTTGGAAGCAAAGGATGATTGGTTTCATCAATCCAAACAGTTTCGGGTTTACCATCTTTACCTAAAATAACTGTCGGAGTTGCTAATGAATAAATTTCTACTCTTTTAGCGTGAAGTTGATGCAACTGTTTATCATTCAAAATCGCTTCTGAAATTAAACGGCTGCTAACAGCAGGTTTATTCAATGCGGAGTTTTCGTTATTATTATTCATTTCTGCTTCTATTTAAGTTATTACTAATTTGAAAGTTTTGTACTTCTAAGTCCGCACTAAATAAACCTGCGAACCGTTAAATTCAAAACAAAACTACACCTATTTATGTCAACTCGCAAAGACAATAGAAAAATAATATCAATTCGCCAAGTGTTATCAAAATTTTCTATCTTTGCTAATAAATTGAATCAAAATGCAATACACAGTAAAGAAACATTCAAAAGATGAGTTTTACGAAACTTTTTCGCTTTTATTAGACAAGCATCGTTTCCCACGTATAAACGATAAAGTTTTGCCTGAAATATGTTTTGCGGTTTACAACGAAGATGATATTGTTCTCTATTCTTTTTGGTTTTATTTTACAAGTTCAAAAGGCTTAGCTTGGCTTGCGTTTCCGGTTTCAAATAAATCGATACCTATTAAAAAAAGACGCGGAGCATTTGAGTTTTTACTTGAACATATCGGTAATTACGCAAAAAAACACGGAATCATCTCTTTATTTACCACAAGCAGTACGGACGGAGTGATTGAGCCTTTATTAAAAAGTGGGTTTGAGGTAGGTGATATTGGTGTCAACCATTATTTGAAGCGCCTTTAAGCATTTCGTCTCTTTTTATAACAGCCTCCTCTAGTGTTTTGTATCGCCCAAACCTTTTATTTTTTTTATTAATTTTTATTCTAACGGAATAATGATTCTTTTCTAAATAAATATAAGGTTCTCCTGTAGAAGATGTATCGCGTGGTTTTATTAAATGCTCTATAGACTTGTTCGTCTCTAAAAGTATAAACGCCTCTTTATACACATCTCCAGCCTCTTTCTCTGTTTTATAAGTTCCTAAATTAAACCTACACCCATTAAGCTGTATTGAGGATCTAAATTTACCTTTTTCTTTACTAGTGCCCAATAATTTTCCATTTAAGTTCTTATCCTTTGTTAAATTTTTTCTATCGGTAATTACATTTAAATTTGTTAAAATATTATTTGTAGAAATGTTATCGTCGTGGTCTATTTTAAAACCGCTACCTCTTTTTGGATAATATCCGTAAAAAGTAAGATACATCAATTGATGAACCGACCAAGTTTTTGAATTTTTACCATCACATAAACTTACTGATAAATATCTTTTTGCCGTATTTTGAATTAAAATTTTTTCTTTTATATTTATTTTTAGGTTTAGATGATTTATAAAAAACCTAGCTACTGTTTTTAATCTGCCCAAATTACTGCCTTTGTAGCGTCCAATATAATTAGGGATGTCCCTCCATTCTTCTTCTTTTACAAGACCGTTTTCATCGATGTAAAATAGGTTTTCTAAACTTAAATTTTTGTAATATTCTATCATAATTAAAAACGCCTTAATCAAAGCGTCGGAGTGCTTATCATAAGGCGATTTTGAATAATATTGTTACTATAGCTCCGACACTACTTGGCAAAGATATGAATTTTGCTTATAACTAAACAATATATTATAAAAATCTTTATCTTTGCTAATAATATAAAAGACAAAACACTTATGGGCATCGCAACAGGTCTTAGCGCGGGATTAGGCGTCGTTTCAGGGATTAGTTCAATGATTTCCGGCGCAAAACAAGCAAATGACGCAAAAAAAGCATTGGAAGATTACGAAAGACAAGATCTAAACAATGTTGCAGAAGGACTTCAAGTTTCTACTTTAGGTTCTGATTTGCAAAGAGAAGAACAATCAAGATTAGCTTCAAGCCAAGTTCAAGCATTGCGAGAAGGAGGTGCAAGAACGATGGGGCAACTTGGTCGTGTAACGCAAGGAAATCAAATGGTGAATCGCCAAATTGCAGCAGATTTAGACGCTCAACAAAAGGCTATTGACCAAATGAGAGCGGAAGATGAAGCAAGAATACGTGCTATTAGAGAAAACCGAGAAATTGCCGACGTAGGCGCTTTGTCAAGTCAAATAAACGCAGGAGAGCAAACAAGAGTTAACGGAATCTCTCAAGGTATTCAGGGCTTGTCAACTCTTGGCAATACGTTTGCGGGGAGATTTGGAAGTCAAAATAATTACGAATCAGGATATACCACTAGCGGAGAACCAACTGTTATTACTGATACTAATTTCCAAAGTCCTGCTGAAAAGCAAGGCGATTTTGGATATAAAATGGATAGTGCTGGACAACCCGGAAATTACCTAAATCCTTTCGATTACGCTAGAAGATTTCAAAGAATAGACCGTTTACCAAATAGATATTAATTATGGCAGTAGGGCGCACGGGAAGTTTTGCAACGCTACAAGCACCAAACGACCCCTTATTAGATACACTTCAAAACATTGAGCAAGTTGGCTTTCAAAAAAGAGCCGAGGATAGGCTTATTGCTCAAAAAAAGAAAGATGAAGAAGACAAAAGACTAGCTGAAGATGTTGCTTGGGACGGTAAATTTGACCCTACAATTGTCGGAAATAGCAAAATTGACGACCCAATGCTATCTATGGCTTTTCAAGCAAAAGACCAAGTTGGGAAAATCAGACGTGAGTTAAAAAACCCTAATTTATCTTATGATGAAAAAGTAAGACTTAACTCGAAACTAAATCGTATTTCTCAATCTTTTGACGTAGCGAATCAAACTCCTAAGCTTTTGTTGCAAAAAGCGCAAGAAATAGCCAAAAACATAAATAATTTAGACCCCGAAGGTGTAAATATAGTAGAGGGAATAGCTAAGCAGTTAGAAACGGGTAAATACGAAATGAATTATGATGAAAACGGAACTGCAAGAATAAAAATATTTAAAACAGACGAAAACGGAAAGCCGATTGGAGTTTTAAAAGAAACAACTCTTGGGAATTTAATCAACGAATTTAACGCTCCTCCAAAAAGCACTTACAAAGAAGATTTGCTTAAATACGCTCAGTCATATAAAACAAGTTCTACTAAAACAACAGACGCAAGTGGAAGAACTATATTTGACAAAAGAGTAGATAGAAGTCCCGGAAGTAGAGATTACAACAATGCAATGGAATATGCAAAAACCATTCTTGTTAAGCCTCACGAAAGGAATAAAATTGCTAAAATATCAGGTATTGATGTAAATGACGAACAAAAACTTTTAGAGTATGCTACAAAAGATATTCTACAAGCAATTCCTGATGAATATGAAAACTTGCAAGACCCAAGATTACTTTTTGATAAGCAAAAAGAGGCTAAAAAAGACTCTGAAAAAGAAATAATAATAGGTCGCCCAACTGAAATTAAAGATGATGAAAAATATGCTTCTGGTGTTAAAATGCAAAAAGGAACAAAGTCTCACCCATTAGGAAATGTTATCATTGATTCCGGACAAGGTAAAAAACAAAAAGCCACCAATGTTTATGTTTCTCCGGGCGGTAAAATGTATTTGCGAGTTGAAGAAACTGGATTTGAAGGAGTTAGCCAAAACGAAAAGGTTCCAAACGAAAGAGGTTTAGCCACGTTAAAAAAGACAAATCCTAAAACAGGAAAAAAATATACAGAAGACGATTTGCTCCCTGAAGAATTTAAAACAGTTACTGTTTCGGACAAAAAACCTATTGTAAAAATGCTTGATTTTGGTAAAGACCAAAATGAAATCGGTAGATTTGCATTGAAAATGGGATATGATGGAGCTAAATCATTAATGATGGATTTCATTGAGCGCTCAGGCGGTGATGATTTTATTGTTACGCCTGATGAAAGAAAACAACAAAAAAAATACAACTCTCGCCAAGAACAAGCGATACAAGCTGCTATAAAAGCAAATCCGGGATATTCAAGAGAAGAAATTATTAAAGCACTAGGACTATAATATGTTACAACCAAAAAGACCTTTAGATTTAACTTCTGCAAAGCAAATTTTAGAAGAAGACCAAAGAAAGCCATTGGACTTATCTTCTGCTGAAGCTATCTTAAAAAAAAAAGATGGTACGAAACCTCAGTCATCATCTACTACTCCTTCGGTAAATACGGAATCGGCACAGAAAAGTGGTTCTTTGGACTCTGTAAAAAAGAAGTTTCAAGAAAGTCTTAAATCAGGAATAAAACCTATTCCTTCTCAAAAACCAAAAATCGAGCTTTCAAAAGAGGCTAAAGAGTTCGTGCAGAATATTAAGCCAGAAGATAAAAAACCTGTTCAAGAAAAAAGAAGTTTTTTAGGAGAAACTTTTGCAAGGCTAAGAAAAGGGTCAGCTCAATTAGGTGCAGACATAGCGGCTGCTCCTGAATTAATTTACGATGTTTTTGCTACTCCACAAAACTACATCGCAAAAAAACTAAACATACCATCCTTGGCCACCGACGCTGAAAAATTTAAAGACGTAGTTGGCGTTGACAACGTTGTTAAAGAGTACTACAAACAAGATGTTGCTAAAATTAGAGAGGAATCTAAATTAGTAGACAAACAATATCAACAAGGTGTTTACGACTCTTTTGCTTCGGGAAATTATGAAGACGGATTTAGACAATTAACAAATAGTTTTGCGGAATCTTTACCCGCATCTACATCTATAATGGTTGGTGGAGCATACACAAAAGCTCCTCAATTACTTACCGCTTCAACAATTGTTTTTGGTGCAGGTAAAAACGAAATGCTAAAAGAAGAAAATCCAGAAATGGATGCTGATAAAAGAGTAGCAAATGCACTTGCTACAGGTTTGGCAGAAGGCGCTTTTGAAACGATTGGATCAGGAAGTATTGGTGTTGCAGCAAAAGCATTAATTCAAAGAGAAGGAGTAAAAAAAGGGACTACAATATTAAAAGACGGACTTGTAAATTTTTATCAAGAAGCATTAAAGAAAAATCCAATGTTAGCCTCTATTTCAGGAGAAGGAATAACAGGATGGGCTACTCACGTTTCTCAAAATGCAGTTGACGTAGCAACCGGAGTAAAGCCACAAGATTATAATGTGTTTGAAGGTGGTGCTGACGCTTTTTTAAGTGAAGCGTTTGGCGGAGCTGTTTTTGGCGCCGGACTAAAAGGTATTGACAAAATCGCATCCGAACAAGACAGAAATACCATCAAACAAAACTTCAAAAAAACGTTTGAGTTGCAAAATCAACTTGAAAATCCAAATATTTCAGAGCCGGTAAAAATTGAAATCGAGAAATCAATAAAGACCATTTCAAAAGAAACTCAAGATTTGATAGGCAAGAACATTGACAATGTAGAAAACTTACCTGAAAAAGTAAAAGAAAAACTTGTTGATTCTACTAACAAAATTGACGAGATAAAGAAAAAAGCCGAGGAAGTTAAAATTGATCAAAACACTTCAGACGCTTCTAAGCAAATTTTATTAGATTCTTTGAAAAAAGAGTACGATAAAGAGTTAGAAACTCGAAACGGGATTATTGACGGAAAAGTTACAGAAGTAGATGTTTTACCGTTAAAAGAGAAAGATAAAATCAAAAGAGAGGCATTAAAAGAGTTGACTGCTGAGTTAAATCCTGATGGCACAAAAAACATTACGATTGCTGATGAGCAAATTACTGAGCGCGCTAATAAAATTTACAAAAAACAACAAGAATCTGAATTAAAAGATGCAGAAACTAAAATTCCAACTACCGAATCAGAAATTAAATCAGAAACCGAAGTACAAAAACAAACCGAAGCGGAGAAAGTAGATTCTCAAATTAAATTTTTAGATGATTTCTATAAAAAAGAACTTGAGAATGGTTATGATTGGCAAAAACAAAATGCTAAAGATTATTTTGATAATAAGAGAAAATATATTGAAGGCAGTTTGCAAAATGCTAAAAAAAGATTGGAAGAAAATCCTGAAAGTGAATTTGACAAACGTTCGTTAGAAGAAGCGGAAAAAGCACTAAAAGAACTTGACGAACAAGAATCTAAACAACCACAAGCCGAAGAACAAGCGCAAGTCACAGAAGTAGAATTATCTGTGCCGGATAAATTCAAAAAATCCGTAGATTTGTTTAATCAAATAAATGAAGCGGATGGGGGTTCGAAAAAAAGAGAATTGGCAAGACAAAGAAAAGAGTTTTTAGAGCAGAATCCGACCATTAAATTTGTTGATGACAACATTAGAGAAATAACAAGACAGCTTGAAGAACGAGGCGAATTACAAAAAAAAGGTGATTGCCCATAAAACTTAGAAACCATGATTACATTAAAAAAATTACCGAAAGAAGTAGTTGAATTGTTTTTAGCGAGGCTAAAAGACGAATTGAAAGCATTTCACTTTTACAAAAACGCTAGAAATTGGTGCGCAAACGAAGGTTATTTGATTGCTTCAAAATACTTTGAGAACGAGTCGAATGACGAACTTAGCCACGGACAGATACTTGAAGATTTCTTGAACGATTGGAATGAGTTTTATGATGTTCCGCAAATTGACAAAAATCCATTGACTTTTAAAAACTTGGCAGACGTAATACAACAAGCTTATGTTATGGAGTACAAGTTGTATGAAGAATACGAAGACACTTCTGTAAAAGTGTTTAAAATGGGTGATATTTGCGCATTTGATATTCTTAAATTCCACAGAGAGGTTCAAAATAAATCGGTAGCTGAATATGCTACTATGGTTAATAAATTGACAGGAGTTGATTTAAGCGACAAATGCGCTATGCTTTTGTTGGAGCCGACATTATTTCAATAACAAAAATTAAGCTATGGCAAATCCTTGTGTTTATACCTATAAAGGTAAAGATTATACTTATGATGAATTTGCGACATTGATGCACGATGGAGAATTGGCGAATTTGTCAAATTCAGGTGCTATAAAAGGCGATTTTATCAACTCTATGCCCGAAGAATTAAAAAAGATTGCAAATGCGCCAAAAAAGAAAGGAAATATTGAAACTGATGGAAACATTCGACCTACAACTGAGCAAGTCGGAGAAGTGGCTGTTACAGAACAACCAACCGCCGAAGTTACTAAAACAGAAGTTGTGGAACCCGCCGTTGAGCCTAGAGGGAGTCAAAAAGATGATACAATAAATGTTTTTCATGGAGGACAGATAAATTCAATTGAAGATATAAATGAAGAATCTTATTTTTCATTAGAAAAATCTCAAGCTCAAGAATACGCAAAAGGAAACGAAGGAAAAGTTAAAAAATTTTCTATAAAAAAATCAGACATAGCTAGCGAAGAAGATGTTATGGCTGTTATTAATGAAATTGGCATTACCCCAAAAGAAGAGGGTTGGGATGTTAACGATTTAAATTTATACGAACTTATTGATTCAAGATTTGAAACTTCATTTTCTGATTCTGATAAAAAATTACTTTTTGATGAATTAAAAAAAAGAGGCGTTAAAGCTATTGAGTTTCTTGATATGAATTTAATAACACTTAAAAATGACATAAAAAACATTGTTGTTTTAGACAAGTCTATTTTGTTAGATGACAAAAAAAAGGAATCATCTCGCAAAGAAACCCGAATAAAAGCAACTGAGGCTAAAATTGACGAAATCGCCAATTCAATAAAAGGACTTGAAAGCGTATTCGGAATTAAAATAAAAGCCGATACAAACGGAGAAAACATTCAAGGAACATCTCGTGACCAATTAATTGATTTCATTGCTAAAACCGCCAAGGAAATTGCAAAAACAGGAATCACAATTGACGAAGCTATTCGTTCTGTAATTTCCGAATTGAAAAAATCATACGACGTCGATATAGAAATTGACGAGGTAAAAAAAATTGCTGAGCCGGCGCAAGAACCAAGAGAAACTTTTATCGCTGAAAAAGGCAAACATTCGGTGCTATTGAGATTATCTAAAGGGGATAGTCCGCAAAGAGAAATTGACGCTATCAATCGTGCTGATTTTGATTACGATGTAAGAAATCAAGAAAAGGTAAACAGAGAGGCAGAAAACTTCGTAAAAGACGTTGGTATTTCTCAAGCTTACAAAGCGCTTAAAGAAGGCAAGATTGAAAAGTTTGATACGGCAGCGTTAATTTACAACGCAATACTTCAGCAAATGCCAAAAGACCACGATGCGCTAATTTCAGAAATGACAAATGAAGACGATATTATGCGAGCAGAAGAAGCGTATGCTAATGAGTTTGCTCAAGTAAGTAAAGATTTTTCTGTTTTTGAAACAAGAATGGGTCAAGGGATTTCAGTAATGAATTACATCTACAACAAAAACGAAAACATTCGATATGAATTATCTCGTCAAAAAGAAGTATACAAAGCATCCAACAACGGTGTGATTCCGCAAGATGTTTTGGAGAAATACGAGAAAGCCTCAAAAAGACTTGAAGAAGTAAACAAACTCATCAAGGAAAAAGAATCGGAACTTGCTGAAATTGAAAATACTGTTTTGGTTCAAGAGATTGAAAAATCAATAAAACGTCAAAAACAAAATGCTCAAAAATCAAAAACTTCTTTGACTGAGGCGGAACAAAAAAGAAAAAAAGAGCTTTCTAAAAAATTCTTTGGGACGCTTAATGATGTAACTCGATTTGCGGTAATTATAGCCGACCCTGAGTTTAGAGAATACCTCGGCTTGAGTTTTAAAGAAGTTAAAGGAGACTTGGCTAATTTCACCAATAAAATAGTTTCTGAAATTGGCGAAGGAGCCAAAAAGTTTATCAATGAAATGTTTGATGTTGCTAATGAAGTAAATGAACAATCACAAGCAAATAGCATAAAACTTTCAAAAGACGGAAGAATAACTGTTCCGAAATCGGTTGTAGAAAACTTAATCGAAAGAGGTTTTGACAACATCAATTCCATATCCGAAGAAGTGTTGAGGATTATGAAAGAGAAACATCCGGAACTTAATTTAAGACAGGTTAAGGAGTCTATTGTCGGTTACGGGCGTGATGTTGCTAAGACAAGAACGGATATTGAAATTGAAATTGGCAGATTGAAAAGAATCGGTCAATTGGAATTGGAAATAGAAGATTTGGAAAATGGAATCGTTAAAGTTAAAAACGAAAAAAAGCAAATCCAGCAATCTTCAAAAATTCAAGATTTAAGAGCAAGAAAACGTCAATTGGAAGACGAGTTAGGTATAACCGAAGAAAAGCGAACTGAGCGAACAAAAGGATATGCCAAAAGAAGAATAGCCGAATTAAAGAAACGTATTTCTGAAGGAGATTTTGCCAAGAAAGAAGTTAAGCCAGTAAAACAAGACGCAGAGCTTAGAAGACTTCGTATGGAAAAAATTGAACTCCAAGAAATCTTTGATAAAGAAAGATACAAGTTGGAGTTGAAAAACAGAAGCAAGGCAAGAAAGTTGTTTGACAGTATGTTTGATATTTTAAACATAAAAAGAGTTGGTCTTACCACGGGGGAGTTTTCACCAATGTTTGTTCAGGGTGGAGCGCTTACGGTTAGAAATATACTTAGAAACCCAAAACAATTCTTGGCAGATTTAAAAACAATGATGAAGTCAATTGCTAGTACTGAATACTACAAACAGACAGAGCAAGACATTAAATCATCTGATATTTTTGATGTTATCCGAGATTCAAAATTGGGAATAGTAGAAACCGATACTAAGCAATCCGCCAAGGAAGAATTGTTCCAACATCAAATATTAGAAAGCGTTTTTGATTACGGCGCCGAGCAAGTAGTCAAGTTGATAAAGCCTCAGCTAACCGAAAAATACGGAGAGAAAAGAGCAGAGGAAATCGCCAATAATATTGAAAAGATAACCAAAGAATACGTTTTAATACTTAGACCATTCGAAAGAGCTAACAACGCTTATATGAACAGTCTTCGTTACAACAGATTCAAAGAGGGTGTAGAAATGTTACAAGCTGAAGGCAAAAACCCTATCGATAACTTAGAAGACTATAAAAGAGTTGCAAGTGCAATTAATACTTTGACCGGACGTTCTAATTTAGGCGCACTTGAACAATACAAACAAGGTCTTGGATTAATATTCTTCTCCGCAAAACTAATGGCTTCTACTTGGCAAAAAGTAAATCCTATGCACTATTGGGCGCTTCGTGATTCTGAGAATTGGAAAAAACCAAGTGTTGCTCAGAAAATGCTTTTTGTTGACGCTTTAACCCATTATGCTTTTATGGCAAGCGTAACGTTATTAATGAAAGCAGCTTACAATGCTCTTAAAGACGATAATGAAGAAGAAGCAACAGTAGAAATTGATCCGCGCAGTTCTGATTTTATGAAATTCAAAGTCGGAAACGCAAGATTGGATTATTTTGGTACGGGATTAGCACCGTTTGTTTTGTTTTCAAGATTATACACAGAAGAAGTGATGAAAGCCGATGGTCAAGTATATAAAATGGGCGAGTCAGGAACAAAGTCAAGAGGAGAATATGTTGGAAATTACTTCGTAAATAAGTTAAATCCTCTTACGGCCGGCGTTTACAAATATGCAAACACCACCAAAAAAGAATTCGAAGGAAAAACTTTCAGAGAAGATGATTGGGGTAGAGACTTTGATTACGTTGATTATATGACTGATATTATGCCTATCATTTACGGAACCGGGAAAGAAGTGTTAGAAGAACAGCCAAATTTATTTGGTGGGCTAATTATGCTTCAAGCAGCATTTGGAGTCAACCCTAGTGTTTATGGAAATGAAGACAAAGGAATAAAAAACGAGCCTGATTTAGACGAGCAAGGAAACCCAAGAGAAAAAAGTAATTCTCGACAAAGACCAACTCGCCCAAGTATGCCGAAAAGACCTGAAAGACCATAAAAACAAAACCCTCATATTACTGAGGGTTTTTTGATTTAATTTAGATACAATTCTTTGTATCTTATTTTGGCTTCATAAACTTTTTCAAATTCCCAATTGTCATTAAGAAGGTCTTCCATACATCTAAAGAAGCCTTCTCCTTTTTCATTGGCAAATTCCAAAACATTGCGTTGGTACATTTCATCTTTAATAACTCTAGTGGTTACGTTTGAACCGAATTCTTTATTCATTTCATAAAGATAATCTTCTATGGTTTTCTTTTTCATTTTTAGTTTGTTTTTAAGTTAAAAAATATTTAAAAAAAACTTGAATTATCATTCTTTTACACAATTCTTCTTTAATGTCAAATTCATTTCCTCTGTTTTTTTCCATTTCTCCACAAATAGTTTCTTGCTTTTTATTTGAGGTAATCTTTATTTCTAATAAAATAGATTCTTTGGTTTCGCTAAACTTTTGGCTTATTTTTATTGTGTCTTCTTTGTTAAAACCCGTCATTAAAGACGATGTTTCTATGTAATTTATAAGCTCTGAAAAACAATTACTTGTCATTTTATTTATGTTTTAAATTGTTACTTGTTTTTGTTGTTACTACTTCGGGGTCTAATACTTCAATTTCTTCAATTGGCGGATTTGTCATTTTTTATTTTTTTAAGATATTTTTCAACTGATTCTTGACTATTAAATGGATTTTTAGGAATATCAGCTTTAAGATAGTCAACTATGGCTGTAAGATACGCATTTTTTATATCTTCTTTGGTAAACTTTTCTTCGGTATTTTCATTTGCAGATTTATAATTTTTAACAACCTCAATTACCGTTTCGTCAATTGTTGCGCCAATCAATCCTCTGTTGTTTAAAAGGTCTTCGTTTTTAAATCCGCGGATAATAAGCTTTGACTTTATGATGTCTTCTAATTTAGGGTTTTTGTCCCATTTATATTCTTCGCTTTTGGGGTTATAAGTTTCATTTAACCACTTAAGGTATTGTTCATAAGAAATATGACGTGATTCATATGGTAAACCGCTTGCTTTTATACATCCGTCTTCTTCTTTTGCATCAAATTTTAATGGTTCGTTTTTAAGAATCATTTTGTCTATTGCTTCTGAAATTTCTTCGTTAAAATTAAGGTCTTTCTCGTAGTATTGCCTAATTTTATTTAACGTTTCTGTAAACGTTCTTGGCGCCGTGGTTGTGTTGAATCCTGTTCCGTCATTTTCAAATTTTCCGTAATTAATCGGGATTTCAAAATCAACTTCTTGGGCGGTAATATTGCCTATCAAGCAATCAAGCAAAAACTTTCTACGTTTCTTTTTTGAATTAAGTGATTTTAAATAAGCAATTTGCTCGGGATTAAGATTTAAGTTCATAATATTCGATTTAAGTTAATTTTTCAATTTTCTCTAAAATTTCTTTAGGGTTTTCTCCTAATAAATGCTTGTGTTTTATGCAAGAAATAATTATGTTGTCTATAATTGGCGAATCGACAAAAAAGTCACCTTCTCCTTTATTTAACATTTCAGCAAAGCCAAATATCTGTTCAGATAACGCTTTTAATTTTTCTTTCCTTTCTTGAGACAATTCGTTGTTCATAATTTTTAATTTAAGTTAATTTTTTTAGTCTGTAATTTCTACTTTATAGTTTATTAATGCATAATAAACCCTATCTTCAATTATGCCTTTCCATTTTTCGGCAACAAGACAAATATGTTTTTCTTTTGCATTTTTGTATAAATAAAAAGCTTCTTCTGGTGATTCGCAAGAAGGAAGGTGTATTGTTTTATTGTTTACTTTTAATCTTGGATGATATTTACCTTTTGAAGATATAACTCCGATAGGAAGTTTTTTTTCTAATTTTTTATATCTAATAAAAAGACCGTTAATCTCAGCTGGAACTAAACAGCAAGTTTCGGGACTATATATTTTATTATTCTTAAAAAGAATGTCCTTGTCTAAATGCCATTTATTCATTGTAACAGGGTTAAATTTCATTTCAAACCATTTCCCGAAAGACTGAAGATTATGCCATTCTTCGCAAACAACACAATCTGAATAAGAATTATACCTAGTTATTCCGGAATAACACCTTTGAAGCATTCCGCTCCATCTTCTATAAACAAGAGTATTAAATTTATTGTAGCTTATATTATAAGACCCTACTCCAATCATTCCTACTCCAAAAACAGATTTATGAAAAGGATTTTTAACAACTCCTTTTTTTATCCAATTATAATATTGATTCTCTAAAACAAAACCGTTATCGAATCTGACAGTGCATTCTGAATAACTTTTGTATTTTATAATTTCAACGATATACCCTTGGTTTGTGTTATATTTTTCTCCTGTCCTGTCTTTTAAAATACCCATAAAATAAAAACGCTCTAATCGAAGGGTCGTAGTCCTTGTCATAGAGCGATTTTGAAATAATGTTTTTAGTTGTAGCTACGACTCTACAATGCAAATATACAAAAATCAATTTAACTCCCAATATTCTTTTAATTTATTTGCATGTTCTTTTTTGGATGTTTGAACATACTTTAAAAGCATTTTTTTGTCTGACCAACCCATTATGGATAATATTGAATTGTCGGGAATTTTACCGTACAGGTTTGAAGCCATAGACCTTCTGCAAATATGAGTCGTGAATAATTCGTATCGCTTGTAGTACCCAAGTTCTTTTCTTTTGGTTTCTGGATTCCACTTTTTTCCGTAAACTAAATTATCAAATCCGCAAATCATACCAATTGTCTTAATAGATTTTCCGAATTCGTATTCGTTCATCTTTGGAGGCAATTGACCAAATCGACTTGCGATAATCTCCTTTACAATCTTATGTAAAGGTATAACAACTTTTGTCTTTGTCTTCTGAGTGATAATAGTAATGTAATCGTCTTTAATGTTCGACAAATCCAATCTTGTTAAGTAATCAGATACTCGAAGCCCTGTGAAAATACCTATAAGTAAATTTTCTTTAGCAATTTGAAGTTTTTCATCGAAAGAAAAATCGGTTTGGTATATTTTTAAAACTTCTTGCTCATTAAAATAAATTCCGTCAGCATCTTCTTCTTTTTCAATATACATTCTTTGATTGCAGGTGGTATTTATTTTTATTCCGTCTTCCATGCATCTGTTTAAAAAAAACTTAACCCTCATTATGTTTCTGCGAATAGTTGAATAATTATAATTATTTCTTTCAAGATAGCTCGAGAATTCATATAGGTCTTCAATAGACAAATCTTTTATAGTCAACTTTTTATTTATTTGTTTTTCGTAATTACAAAATAATTTAATCGTCATATTGTATTGTGACATCAAAACTTTATTCATGTATTGTTTTGAGTTCACCTTCCAATTGGGAGATTTTTGTTTCATCCAATTTTTTGCGTAATCTGAAAAATAAACATAAACGTCTTTAGAAATTAAATTCCTTTCGTTTTTAGGTCTATCAAAAACGTCTGAGATAATCGATTGTAGCCAACGTTTGCCAATGATTTGCCCTGTCACATAGCTATTGTTGTATTCTGATAGTATGGTTTTCTTTAATTCGAGAAGTTTCTCGTTTACAATTGGCGAATTCGCCAATAATTGAAGTTCAGAATCCCAGCCATCAGCCTCCACAAATATCTCAAGCGCACAAGAAATATCCAAGTCTTTTTTCTGACATCGGACAATAACTCTCGATTGCTTTTTAGTTTGGTAAAGTTTGAAAGATACGTTCATAATTAATGATTTATTTTAAACGGAGCCAAAACAACTTTTAAATTGTCGGCGGTAAACAAAGCCGGCTTGAAAGAATCTAATAAGCCTATGCTGATTTCTGTTTCTTCTGAAAAAGCATTTACGGCACTAATGAAGTAATCCGATCTGAATCCTATTTTAAAACTGTCTCCATCAAATTCACAAGACAATTCCTCTTGTCCGCCAAGTCTTTTGGCTACGTCGTCAACAGATATTTTTACTTTGTCTTTCGAAATATCAAAAATCAACAATCCGTATGAATCAATGCTTATCGAATGAAGTTTTTTAACCGCGGACATCAATAATTCTATGTCTACTTTTAAAGTATTTTTCGGCTTGATTGAATCTACTAATTTGCCGAAATTGTGTTCTTTGCCAATTGACAAAATAGCAACAATAGTTCGGTCGGTCAATTTCAAAAACAAATGCGTGTCTGTAAATCCAATCTCTAATTCTTCTTGCGGAGAAACTGTCTTTACAATGTAGTCAGCAACTTGTCTTGGAATAAGCAACTTCCGTTCTTCTGAACTTATAGGCAGCGAACACTCATTAATCATTGCTTCGATTCCTGAGTACATTTTAGAGCCTTCTTTGTCAAGGTAAAAGAAAACGTTGTTGAAGTTATTCCAATCGCTTGCCGGCACAAAAATCAATGATTTTTTCAATCCGTAGATAAACTCTCCTTCAGAATCTTTTACGATTGTAGCCTCGTCCAATTGCTTAGGCTCCGGAAAAGGTTCGTTTACAAGAGGTAATTTGTAAGTTCCGGATTTCGACTTCACTTTCAATTCTTCTTCTGAGAAAACAAGTGAAATTGGCGAATTCTCCATAACAGACAAAATATTCACCAAAAGCGCATAAGGAACACAAGTAGTCAATTCGCCTTTTGATTTAATAGAAACATCAATTTGCGTTCTGATTTCCAAATTGTCGGCAGTAATTCTTAGTTTTTCTTTAGACAATTCAAACAGTAAATTATCCAATATCGGCATAGTGTTTTTAGGCTTTACACAAGCGCCTACAACTTTAACCGCGTCAAGCAATACTTTTGAGTTGATTGATAATTCCATTAGATTTTTCGGTGTTTGTTTACAAATTCTTCAATAGCTTCTACCGGAATATAATCGGCGTTTTTAAGCAAATCCTCATAGGCAGATAGCGTTCTCAAATTGTTGTGAGGGTCTTGGTCTTGTTTTTGTTTTTGGCTGCAAACTCGAATAGCTTTTAAGATAGACTTGTTTATGTCTTCTTGATAATAAAGAGTGGTTGAACTCATAGTAAATTAAATTTAGATTAATAATTATTTTTTGATTTCGTACTGTTTTCTCATAGCAAGAATTACCTGCTTGAAATTTTCTTTTTGTTTGCTTGGAACTTGAATAGATAAAATCACACCAAAATCGTCAATATAAATTGTTGGTCGGCCGGCATTTGATTTTTTTTCAGCTCCTTTATTCGTGATTTGTTTGCTCATTGTTAAATTCTTTTATTAGTTTATCCAATCCTTTTTTCTTCAACACAAATCGTTTTGTTTTAATATCTCTGCGATTAATTGTGATTATTTCATAAATGGTCTTCGCATAACCCATTTCTTCCGCATAGCGAGTTGATGATGTTCCGTTGGTTTCTTTCACGGTCTTCCATTTCTTTCTTTCCAATAATCCGCAAAGAGTTGTTCTGCCGATATTTAAAATATCACTTACCGAATCAAGAGTGTAAGTGTTGGCCGAATCAATTACATTTTCAAAAGCGATTACCTTTGGCGCTTGTTCAGAAATCAATAAAGATTGTCTTTCGATTTGCTCCGCTTGCTCACTTGCTAATCTTAGCGCTTCGGAATAAGTTTGGGGTATTCTCGGTGTTTTTGACTCTAATTCATTTAATCGATTTAAAACACCCTTACGGACTGTTCTGCTTTCGCTCATCAGCATTAACATACATTCGTCTTTTGGCAAATTGTAGCATTTATATACCTGATTATTAGACGCTTTGTATTCACTACGAAATTTTTCACAGTCATCATCAAGCTCTTTTTCTATTTTCGACATAAAGTCGATGTGGCGAACCATAGTAGAGTTACCTTCAAATCTTCGATATTCATTAATAACATCTACTAATTGAACACTACTCATAGTCGTTTCCTGCTTCGGAATTAAATTATTCATATTGTTTATATTTAAAATTCTCTACAAAGATATAAATAATTATAACAAATACAAATAAATTATAAAAAAATGTTTTTAAGCTATTTTAATAGTGAATTCTATTCTCGGATTTTCTTTGTCGATAAACTTACGGGCGTGGATTAGTGAGCAATTATTATCGTTCTTGATGACTTTTGACTTCTGTAAGCAGTCTAAAACGACTTTGAAACTATTGTCTAAATCAGACCTTTTTGATGGGTAAAATACGTCAATATAAAACTCAAAAGGCACGTCAATCATTAAATCTCTTAATAAGCCGACTTGCCAAAAAAATGATTCTTCGTATTTTTTGAGTGTTGTAGTCTTTGCTAATGATGCGTGTTTGCCAAGTGTTATAATCTTATAGCAATTGCTTTTTGAAGGAGTATTGCCTAGTATCTTGGCCGAATATTCTTTTTTCTGTTCCATTATTTTTGATTGTTTTTAATTGAATATCCGAGCTTATAAGATTCTTCCGGATTGTCTTCTATCCACAAATGTCCTTCGTGGCTTACAGCGAGCCAAAAACGAGTATCAAGGTACAATGTTATTCCGCTGTCTCTTGCCCAATCGTCGGCATAGCCTCTACGTTTTCTTTTATGGTGTATTTCTGTTGTCGGCCAACCGGTTATAGGGCAAATTTTATTTTCCGGCCGAGACAAAAATTCTTCGCGCAAAACTCTATATTGAGCGTCTTCTTTTTCTCTTTTGACCGAAACTTTATTTATCGGCCGGAGCGATTTTAATCTCAAATCAATCTTCTTCAAAGCCTTGTGACATTCTTGACTACAAGCGCCCGGGTATTTGCTGTTTGATTCGATGTATTCGTCACCACAATTTTTGCAATTGGCAAATTTAATTTCGGCCGACATAAGGAGCTGTTGATTTGATTTCTGTTTTGTAGATGTTGCGATGAGTTTCCTTGGCAAGTTGCTCGGCTTTTTCGTCAGATTCCGCAATGACAGTAGTTGTCATAAATTCTTTTTCGTCGTTACCATGCCTAAACCAACACTCAATGGTGTAAGTAAATAATTTTGTTTTCATAAGTTTTCGTCTTCTAATAAGTCAAATATACTCACTTGGGTTTGTTTTGATTGATTGCTTATTCCTAATGCTATTTCAAATATTGTTCTACCTGCTTCGTAGTCAACTAAGTTTCTTGCAATTTTTAGCATCGGTTGCGTTCCTTTATAATTAGAAACATCAATTTCGTGTATTTTGCAAAGTTCTTTTAATTCGTCTTTTGCTTGTGATACAACTCCACTAATATTTCTACTACTTAATTTGTTTGGTAAATTAAAGTTAGTCCAATACAAATGTCTATCTCTTTTAATTGCTGGTATTAATGGTTCATAATATGGAATTACATTTTCAACTACAAATTTTCCGCTCTTGTAATAATGTTGCAAAAACAAAATTTCTTCATAAAGTTTCATATCTGGATAAACAGGTTGTGTAGTTGTATCGTAGTTAGAACTATTCCAATATCTTGCTCTTGAATGACTTGGACAAGGTGGAGAACTCCAAATAAAATCAAATTCTTTAAAATGGTCTAATAGATATTGGTGAGCATCGGCAACAATTACTTTGTCTTTTGGGAATCTATCTTGATATAGCTTGGCTAATTCTTCATCCCATTCTACTGCGGTTACTTCTAAATCAACTCCTGCTGATTTTGCAACCTCGTCCCATTTTGCCCTATTACCCCCAAGACACGCGTAAAGGTTAAGCACTTTATATACGTTACTTTTTTCTTGTTTCATTGTTTTCATATCTTTTTATCCAGTTACAATTAGCGCATAATAATTGGTATTTATTTTCATTGTTTTTAATTGACAATAAAATATTTGAATAATATTTTTTAGGATTAGTCGGATATGATTTTCTTTCAGTATATCCCCCTCCATTAATGTGGTCAATTTGTAATGCTCTATTGTCGGTAAAACCACATTTCAAACAAACGTTTCCAAGTAAATTATGTATTTCTAATTTTTTTCTTTGTTTTTCTAATCTTTGTAGCTCCCTTACTTTTTCCCTATTGTTCTCTCTGTATTTCCTTTGAGACTCTCTTTTGCTTATAGTTGTATTATCTCTTTGTTTTTCATAACAAATTTTACACAAACCCTTAGCTTTGTGGTTAATTTCTGTTTTACTACACTTCAAACAAAAATCATAATTTTTAGACCATTTTTTCATAAAGCAAATATACAAAATATATTGGAAATTTACAAAACATATCGATTACCGCCTAAACAAGCGTAAAGGTTTAAAACTTTGAATTTGTTTTTCATTTCGGATAAATTATTTTATGTGATATTCCTTGGCGGATCAAAATTCTTTTTTCTTTGTAAAGTTCGTTTAGATGAGATTTTAATTCTTCTTGGCCGATTTCTAGTTTTTCGGACAATTGTATTAAATTAAGACCTCCGTGAGTTTTATTATGATAAGCAATAAGCAAATCAACGATTTTTTGTTTCATTCTTTACAGGCTTAATTACTTGCAATTTTTTGTAATCGGCTCCAATTGCGATAATACGGAGGTCACGAGCTTTAACAGCACTTAATTCATCGTTATAAAAACCGCATGGGTGCTTTACACCGTTTACAGTTACGCTACTTTCCCATTTTTTTTCTGACTTTTTCCAAGCCACTCCTTTGTACTTTGATGTCATAGTTTTATTTTTTCGTGTTTTGTTGAAGAATGTTTTTTGAAATTAAAAAGCCGTTTTCTCTTTTGAGTTTTTCTATTTGTTTTTGCTGATTTTTAATTTTTTCGGCCATAGAATTGTAAATTTCTTGCTTTTTTAAATCAACTCTAGCCATAGCTTCGATATGAGTTTCTTTTTTAGCTTTTGATAGCGTATAATTTAAGTGGTCTACTTCGGACTGAAGTTGTCCTTTTTCAATTTGCAAATCACTAATTTTCTTGTACAAAGCAGAAACAACCTCGTCTTTAGTGTATTCTCTGCGTAGTTTTATTAACGTGTCTTCAATGTAGCCCATAAACTTTACCTTCTTTTTCTTTTAAATCCCGGTCTTTTTTTCTTGTTTTGATTTGCTAAAAATGTGCCTCTGTCAATTAGCCGAATGCTTCTTTTTTTTGCGACACTTTTGTTCTTTACTGTTACGTGATAGTGATTACATACGTCGCACAAGTAATAATCTTGGTCGATTCCGTTATCAGGCAAACTTACGATGTATTGAGCTGACAACAATGTATGCTTTACTTTACTATCACAGATTTGCTGTTTTGTCAATGGCATAATTCACGAATTTGCTAATTCCACAAGTAGATAACCCATCCCGCAAAAGCCAAGACCAAAATCCAAGCCCATACTTCAACAAAAATTTCTTCTTTAGTCCAACGTTTTCTTTTCATAATGTTAAATTTTACTAATTCGCAAATTGAAATATTCCAAACAAAACCACCCAAACAATCACAGCAAATATAAGTATTGCAGTACCTTGTGTGTTAATTCTTTTTGATTCTTCTTTTGAAATTTTCATAGGTTAATAATTTAAAATTTCTTCCATACTCATATTCATTTCCTTTAGGTCGGTGAAATAGTCTTTGAGTACTAATTGCTTTGCTCGTAAAAGAACCTTTGGATTCTTCTTTTCTTGAATTTCCTTTAAAGATTCTTCGATTTTGTTTCGCTCTTGGCGATTTAGTGATTTTTCTCCCTTGAGTTCTTTCTCAATTTGAAATTTGGCAATTTCATATTTTTTTTGATAATCTACATTGGCCGGAAAGAACTTTCCTTCGTACAAGAAATCAAAAACGTGAAAGCAAGGTATCGAAACCTCATTAGTTTCTCTAAACTCATTGTAAAGCCTTATAGACGCTTTTTGTAACGCTTCGTATTCTTGCTCGGGAGATAGTTTAGTTTCCTCTATAATTTGCGGATTTGAGATATTGTATTGAATCCTTGCGGTAGTTTTCCAAGAACGATACTTTTTTAAAATTGAAGAAACCCATTCGGCATTAAATAACTGATAATGCTCTGTTTTTTCTTCATAAGCACCGTGACGCTCTAATTCAAATGCTTTGTATACTTCTTCTAAGGTTAGGTCGGAATAAAGGCTTAAAAGCATTCTATTTACGTCTTCCGCCATAAACGGATCAATTTCATTTTTCAATCCGCCAAGAGTAGTGACCTTACTCCAAAGAACAACAAGCATAAATTTAAAATTAGGCTCGTTTTTTCTATCTCTTATCTTCGAAAGTTCAAAATTCTTTTTCAAAAATGACGTCGGCGCCAATTGGCAAACAGACTCAATTTCATTAAACTTTTCCAAGGCAACCATTTGTTGTTGCTCTATGATAGCTAATTTGTCGGTTTTGTAGTTATCGCTCTCCATCGGGTATTGAGTTTAAAAGGGTTATAAAATTTTTTTCTACGGTAGATTCTGTCATTCTTCCAAAGGTACGTTCTTTTTGCGTTTCAGGAATCTTTTCTTTGTTTTGGTAATTTCCTTCAAGGATTTTAATAAAGTTTTCAGGTTTAAATATCCAATCAAACGATGCTTTCCAATCTGAATTTAGTCTTCTCCCGCTTAAATGGTCGCTTTTGTGTACGTTTTCGAAAACATCTGATATTTCTTTTGAAGTAAATGTTTCCAATATCCTAAGCACCGATTTTTTTCGCTTTTCAGTGAAGCTCGTTAATCTCGGTAACTCAGGACATTTTAAGTGGAAATCATTTATCAAATTATCAAATTCTAATTCCGGAATTTGTTTTTTTACTGAGTTGATTTTTGTTGATTCGCCAAGTAGCAAATTTCGCTTCTCAAGAGTCAAAACAGCCAAAGCAATAGCTTCATCAACCAAAGTGTCATTATCAAAATTATCCACAAATCTACTCTTTAATCTCATAGAGTGGACATTGCTTATAATAGCCTTATCTAAAAAGGCTTTTTCTTCAAGTTTAAATTTCGCCATTAGATATTTTTTTTAATTTTTTATTATATGTTATTAATATTTTATTTAACTGCTAAGGAGGAGAGAGTTGGTGAGTAAACAGAAGAAGCCTATAGGAAAAAGTACTTTCGTCTTAATCCGGAAATAAACATTTTTCATTTTATCCCCTTTCTTCTGTTTGATTCTGCTTTAGTTATCGGTCGCAGTTTCGGTCACAGTTGTACCATTAGAAGCCCTTTTTAGTACTTTAAAAACAAGTCAAATTGTTGTAATATCCCCTTAAATCCTTGTTTCGATTTGTTCTTTTTTTTAGGGCAACAAAAAACCCTTAATCAAAGGGCTAGACTTTCTCTGATAAGGGCGGGTTTTCTGTTTCAAATCAAAACGGCATCCTATTTATCAAAATAGGTGTCTAGCCATTTTGACAGAACAAATGTAAGTATTATTTTTTAATCTGCAAATTTTTATTTAAAAATTTAGATCGTTGTTGAGATCTCATTTTTAAAAAATAACAATCATAGAATCGTGCATACCAGAATTGCTAACTTGCTTTACCCCAATTGGAGCGCATCTTTTCCAATAATCCCAATTCACATACTCTACTTTAGCGTTTATTCCAATAAACTTTATTCTTCCTCTAACAAATCTTATTTCTTTTGCATTTGGCTTTATATGATCGTGAAACAACTTTGTAGAAGTGCTTACCGGTAATAACATTACGCATAATTTTCCTTTTTTTGATTCTTCTATTGCTTTTAATACAAAAGATTCTTTTAATTTTTGAGAATATGGTGGATTTACAAAGTTTCTTTCTCCCCAATCCACGATCAATCCATCAAAATCTAATTCTCCCGTATTGTAAGGACAAGGATCGAAGTCAAAGTTAAATTCTTCGTTAAGTTCGTTGTAAAAATAATCAGGAGTTGCCCAATTATCAGAATGATCTAAATTTCTATTTTTCATTTGTAAGATTTTTCTTAAAATGGAAGGTCATCGTGATCTTCTTCAGGTGCAATTCCTTTGGGTTCGTCAACAAAACTATTTGTCATAGCTGATTGAGGGTATTCTCTTGGGTTTGTTTGAGTGCTTGGCGCCGGCGTAGAATTTGAGTCTTGATTCATTTTTTCAATTCTCCAACCTTGAATATCGTTAAAATACTTAGCTTCTCCTTGCGGATTTACCCATTCTCTGCCACGTAAATTTATGTGAACTTTCACTAATTCTCCAATAGCATAAGGGTCTATTAAATCGCATTTATCTTGCACAAAATTGATACTTATAAATTGCGGGTATTGTTCTTCGGTTTTTACAACCAATTCTCTTTTTCTAAAAGAAGCGCTTACTTGAACTTCTTCTCCGATGTTGTGGATTACTCCTGAAACTTCCATTGCTTTTGTTTTTAAAGATTAATTATAAATTTTTTAAATTCTAAAAATGAGTTAAATTTTGAAGCGATACTTAAGTTCTCCAATGCTTTAAAATAAATTCTTGAAGCTTCTTCTTCGGTATTAAACCTTCCTAGAAAACGATGTTTTCCTTCGTGATAAATTTGGGACTGCCAAAGTTTTTTTTCTTTATTAAAATAACAACCAACAAGGTTTCCTTTTCTTTTTCTGTCTTTAGTACAGTTTAATCTAGCTGTTGATAATTGTAAATTTTCAACACGATTATCAAGCTTATTGTTGTTTATATGATCAACAATGGTTTTATATCCGCAAATTTTATGTCCTAAAAAAGCCATAGCTACAAGTTGGTGTACTAATATCTTTTTTCTTTTATTATCTTTCGACAAGCTAAATATATAATACCCTCTATTGTATAAAATACCTTTTGATATTCGTTCTTTTATAATTCTATTTAAAACAAATCTTTGCTTAGACTTAACATTGCCCAAATTACTAACTTCATAAA